ACGTGCTAAATCACGCGATAACGTACAATTTCATTGTTATGACATTGTAAATAAAAAGATGAAGTTTAGTACACGTGACAAGTGGATTAAAGATAATTTGCAAGAAAGCTACTGTGTTATAACAGTACCAACTGTACAAATGACATCTGAAGATGGTGCTAGATTAACTCACGCGGTTAATTTAAAAGCTGGTTACGAAGGTTCTATTGTAAGATTAGATACACCTTATCAATGTAAGCGTTCACATAGTCTTAGAAAGTTCAAAGATTTTGAAGATGCTGAAGCTAATATAGTTGGTTATGAGGAAGGTAAAGGCAAGAGAGCCGGTACGTTAGGTAAGTTTCTAATGCAAGATGATGATGGTAACCAGTTCGGTTGTCCACCAGGTAAAGGTCATAATTATAAAGATCTTGCAAGAATTTTAGAAAATATCCATGAATATATGGGCCAACGTGCCACCTTCACTTTTTTTGAAAGAACTAAAGCAGGTAGTTACCGACACCCGCTATTTAAATGTATAAGAAATTATGAATAAAGATAAACCAGATTGTGACCACTGCGGTGCGGAATTAACCGTAGGTGATCACCCTAGTTGTTGTAGTGATTGCTGGGAAGAAAATGCAAAGTATTATGAATAAAAGATTAAAACTAACAATAGATAAGTTTAACAAAATACCCTATAAAAAAAATAATTCTAAAAGAATTATTATAGGAACCTTAAAACCAAACTGTGACAACAGCCTGAAAAGATCTAAATAGTAACAGGCTTATGTCATATAGTAACATGGAAAGACGATTTGATTATTTAATACATAAACGTGTAATATGGAGAAGAGAACCAGTTACAGATATACCTGATATAGAAACAGACAAGTACATGTTCTATAAAAATGGTACATACCAGTGTTATAATCTTTTTAGAAGTAAAGCTAAAATAACAACTTACAGAAGTTTAAAATGGCACATGTTAGTATTGTGGTATTTAAATCCTGATTGGGACGAGCACGATGCTATGGATATTGCGATGTATATAACTGACAGGCAAAATGGTTTTGTTACTTTTAATATTAATAAATGGAATGTAGCTAGACTTATAAATGATTTAAGTGTTGTAGATTTAGAACAACCACCAACAAATAAACTTAGAAAGATTATATTTAAGTGGAACTGCGGGTTAACTAAATCAGAGAAGTTAAGCATTGTAGGCCAATTAATAGGTAAAATGAATGGTATAGATAAGTCAGATATATATGAAGCTATGATACAAATTAATTACGAAGGTTATAAGATAATAATATCAAAGCTTGCAAAAATGTTAAATGTAACACCAAGGACAATATATCGTCACATGAATGACGAATTAAAACAAGAGAAAGAAAGATTAAACGAAGAAATATGAGAATATATATAGACATGGACGGAGTTATTACTGATTTTAAAAAAGGTCAGGAACATCAAGGTTACAAACTTAGTAAAAGACCAGATCTTGTAGTAAACTACAGAACACTACCAGTAATGGAAGGTGCTATAAAAGCTGTAGCCAAGCTAAATGCAGACCACGAGATTTTTATAGCATCAACTCCTCCCTGGACAAGACCTGAAGTATGGGGTCATAAAAGAGAATGGATTGAAGAGCATTTTCCATACTTAAAACGTAAGTTAATACTTACGCACAGAAAAGATTTATTAATCGGTGATGTTCTAATCGACGACACTAGATTCAGGGGTCAACCAGATTTCCAAGGTAATTGGTTTTGGTTTAATAAAGACTGGAGTAATAGAAACTGGGAAGCGTGTTTAGAATACATTAAAACTTTAGAAAAAGACTATGAAAAAGTATAATATACAAAATTACGTTAGATGGAAACATGATTTGAGTAGAACTCTCAGCAAGCTTCCAGATTTAGAATATCATGAATTAAGTAGAGATCAACTAATACAAAAATTTCTACCACTTGTGGAAAACTTAGCTAGAAAATTCTCAACAGCTCAAGCGGCTAGTGGCGTTATGACTATAAACGATCTTATACAAGAAGGTAATTATGGTTTAACAGCAGGCGCAGACAGAATAGACTGGGATACAATATTAGAAGCTAAAGATCAAGAAAAAACTTTAAAATCTTTTTTATCTAAAAGAATTAAAGGAGCTATACGTAGAGGAATTGACAGCAATAGAGGTAGCATGAGAATACCTGAACATAAACTAAATGAAATTAGAAAAGATTTTGGTGAAGATAAAAAAGCTGTTGAGTTATTTTTTAACTCAGTATTTACAAGTCTTGATGATGGTACGCCAGAGCAACAAAGTGCTGCGTATAATATACCAGATAAAAGTAATTACAATAAACAATTACTATCAATATATATAAAAGCTTTGATGTTACAATACTTAAACCCTAAAGAATTTCAAGTATTAAGATTATCATATGGACTTGATTGTGAAAAGCATTCTGCTAAAGAAATCGCTGAAATATTAGGTATAAAAGGTAGTAGCTCTTATGTACGTATTTCACAACTAAAAAAGCTTGCAATTGATAAGTTAATCGAGAAAGTTGAGTACTCGCAAGTGGTTGATTACCTGTAAGTTACACTCGATTTACTATTGTAAATAACATTAGAAATATGTAATTATATATATAGACCAAAACCAATAAACAATGAAAGATTTAAACCAAAAACTAGCAGTCATACAGACTGAATTAAAAGCAAAAAAGTCTTCTTATAATTCTTTCGGAAAATACTATTTCCGTAAAGCAGAAGACATACTCGAGGCAGTAAAGCCTTTCTTATTACGAGAGAAAGTATCAGTTAGAGTAGAAGAAGAATTAATTGATACAACTCACGTACCTGTAATTAAATCAACGGCCATCTTGTCTGATGGTGCAAATTCAATCACAGCAACAGCGATAGTCGGCGTAGACCTTACACAAAAAGGTATGCAAACGGCACAACAATTTGGAGCGGCTTCATCTTATGGAAAGAAGTATGCATTAGGCAACTTATTTCTAATTGATGATACAGCAGATGCTGACTCAACTAATAGTCATGGGAAAGCAAGTAGAATTGTGAATAAAGCTAAAGCTAAAATGAATGAAGACCAATTAAGAAAAGCTGTTGAGTTTGTAAAAGGAGGAGGGGCAATTACTGCTATCGAGTCTAAATATACCGTTACACCAGAACAAATGAAAGCATTAAAAAATGGAGTTAATGGATAAAGAAAAAATAATAGAAAAATTAAAACAGGACGAACATTACTATGGAGATTATGGTAAACAGTTCTTAAGTAATTCAGATATAAATATATTACTTAAAAATCCTAAACTATTGCACCAACAAAAAGAACGTACTACAGCTATGGTTGTAGGCGGTTACTTTCATACAGCAATACTAGAACCAGATAAACTTAAAAGATTTAAGATTATAGATTCTAGTACTAGGAATACTAAGAAATATAAAGAGATGTCTGATGGTGAGATATGTTTACTACAACATGAGGTTGATAAAATAGAATTAATGACAGAAGCTATGATGGATAATAATATATGTAGAGGACTTATAGAAGGTCTCGGTACTGTAGAGTACGAAATGCCAGGTATTACTGAAATATTCGGTAATAAATGGAAAGGTAAAGCAGATATTGTTAATCATGACGAACAATTGGTAATCGATCTTAAAACTACTAGTGATATAGATAGATTTAGATGGTCAGCTTCTAAGTTTAACTATGATAGTCAAGCTTATATCTATAGCAACCTATTTGGTTATGAGATGTTGTTTATGGTTATAGACAAAGAAACACATCAAATAGGTTTGTTCGACTGTTCACCAGACTTTTATAAATCTGGTGAAGAAAAAGTACGTAAAGCTACTGACGCGTACGATCTGTTCTTTAAAACAGAAGATTTTGACAGTAAGCAATATTTAATAACTAAAACCTTATAAACCTATGGGATATAAAATGAAAACTTGCGCTATATCAGGTAAAAAATATAGAGCAAATAGCAAAAATTTTTATGTAAATAAAAATTCAAAAGACGGATTACATCCTTATTCTAAAAGCATGGATAATTTTAGACGTGTAACAGGAGTATCTGTAGATAGAGTAAAAGAATTAATTAACTTAATAAATGGATAAATATGGCTAGTATAATAAAAACTTCAATAAATCTTTCTGAAATACCGAAAGATAAAATATTTGTAGGTAAAAAAGGTAAGTACTTACCAATAACAATAACGCTTAATGATGATGTAGACCAGTTTGGTAATCAAGGTCCAGTAATTGTTGAGCAAACGAAGGAAGAAAGAGAGGCTAAAGCTTCTAAGACTTACTTAGGTAATGTTAAAGTTGTATGGACTAACGGAACTAACGTTGGTACTGCGCCTAGAGATAATCAACCAGCAGCATCAGGACCAGCTGTAACTGCTGAAGCTAAAGAGGATTTACCATTTTAATATGAAAGTAGAGAATACAGAGATCAATGGATTTGTGATTGATAAGTTCAATCAACATGGCCTAGAAGTAGGTAAGACCCAGGGTGTATGCCCTTGGTCTGCCGAATGTAGGAAACCTGAAAATAGGAAGAAAAAATGTGCTTCTTATGATTGGGAACGTGGTCTCGGTACTTGTCATAACTGTAACAATAGTTTTCAATTACACACGTATCAACGTAAAGGTAGTGCAACTAGAGAATACGTAAAACCAATACCGGTTGAAGTATTTGAACCAGTTAAAGACAAGGCAGTTCAATGGTTTGAGAGTAGAGGTATATCACCAGCTTCCCTTCGTGATTTAAAAGTTACCACAGGTGAAGAGTATATGCCTCAAACTGGGAAGAAAGAAAATACTATACAATTTAATTATATGATGGGTGATGAGCTTATCAATATAAAGTATAGAGATGGTAGAAAAAACTTTAAACTGTATAAAGGTGCTGAGAAAATTTTCTATAATATTAATAGTATTGTAGGTTACGACTGGTGTGTTATAGTTGAAGGCGAAATGGACGCGTTGGCGTTACATGAAGCTGGAATTAAAAACGTAATATCAGTTCCTAACGGAGCCACGTTAAATAGTAATAATCTAGATTATTTAGATAACTGTATAGATTATTTTGAAGATAAAGAAAAAATAATACTAGCAGTTGATGCTGATGAAGCTGGTCAAGCTTTAAGGTATGAATTTATTAGACGTCTTGGTGCAGAAGTTTGTTATTTAGTAGACTTCAATGGTAACAAAGATGCTAATGATTTTTTAATAGAACACGGGGCAGAAAAACTTAGAAAAGTTATAACGTCTGCTACTCAAGTACCACTTGAAGGTGTATCAACATTACGAGATCTTGAAGCTGACTTATTAGACTTTGTACACAATGGTTTTAAACCTGGTTATCAAGTTGGTTTAGAAAATTTTGATAAAATATTTTCTACATATACTTCACAGTTTATAACTGTAACAGGTATACCATCATCAGGTAAATCAGATTTTGTAGACCAAATGTGTATAGGTTATAATAGAAACTACGGTTGGAAAACAGCATTTGCATCACCAGAAAACAAACCTAATTTTTTACATGCTCACAAGCTAATACGTAAGACATGGGAAGGTATGCCAACTAAAGATGATATTGGTACTGCTAAATGGAAACAAGTAACTGATCATGTTAATGATAATTATTTCTTTATTGATATGGATAGATATACACTTGAAGATGTACTACGTAAAGGCGCTGAGCTTGTTAAACGTAAAGGTATTAAATGTTTAGTTATCGATCCTTTTAATAAGATTAGAGATGTTGATTGCAAGTCTGAAGATGTTAATCGTTATACTATGGAATATCTTACTAAAATAGAAACGTTTGCTAAAAAGTATGATGTACTAGTTATTGTTGTAGCACATCCTACTAAAATGTATAGAGACAAAGAAGGTAAGATTGAAGAGCCAACGATGTATAGCATTAAAGGCGGTGGTGAATGGTACGACGCTAGCTACCACGGGTTATTAGTTCATAGAGATTATGAAGCTCAAACTGTTAAAGCTAAAGTATTGAAAGTTAAATTTCAAAACTTAGGTGAAAACCAAGCTGAAGCTCATTTTAACTGGGAACCAAAGTCTGGTAGTTATATACCAATAGTAGCTGAGACTAATGTAGGAGATTTGCCATGGGAAAGTTAGATAATGATAATTCAGAGTTTCCAGATCACTCAAGAGAATATGAAGGATTAATACCTTATTTCTGGTGTGAGGAAAATGATATAGTTGTAAACCCAGAGTATCATTATGTAAACGGTGATTCTCAATGGCGAATAGGTATAACAATAAAGGGTAAAAAAAATCTCGATCCTAAAACTTATGACAAAAAAGATGTCATGGAAAAAGTTTACAAATATTGCGAATACTATTACGATAAATATAGTAACAAACAAATAGAAGCAATAAGAAAAAAACGTAAACCAGTTTGGGGAGATATGTATGACCCAAGAAAAAGAAAGTAATATGAATAGATTTAAAAACGCAGATAAAGCATTTAGTTATTATAAAAGGCAAATACTAGATTATGGTATTGATTTTGATGATACTAAAGCTTTATTTAATGTAGGTTTTACAATAACAAAACCTATGGATAACTTTATTAAATGTGAACAACGTAAGTGGAAATGGAGTTACGCTGATTCTGAATGGCATTGGTATTTAACTGGTGATAGAAACATTAAAACACTAGGTGATATATATGGTAAAGTACCTGAGATATGGAAACGTATGGCTGACAAAGATGGTAATGTTAATTCTAATTACGGTTGGCAATGGGAAAGAACCAGTCAATTAGATATAGTTATTGATATGTTAAAGAAAAACCCTAGAACTAGACAGGCTGCTATAAGCATATATGACGCTAAAGAAATTAGTGATTATGAATTTGATACACCATGTACTTATGCTATACAGTTTACAATTGTAGCCCAGCATCTTAATATGTGTGTTACAATGCGTTCTAACGATCTATGGTACGGTTTTTGCAATGACCAATATTGTTTTTCAAAACTACAATTAATGGTTGCTGATGAACTTGGATTACTAGTTGGTGAATACTTTCACTTTGCACATAACTTACATTTGTATAACAATATAATAGATAAAATAAATGAGTAAAGAATATACAATATACCACATACCAGGTAAAAAAATCGGTGTTACAAACGACTTGTACAATAGAGTTGAACGTCAACAAGGATATGAGGTAGGTGAGTATGAAATTTTAGATTCATCTACAGATATAGATTATATATCTAAACGTGAGCTAGAACTTCAAAAAGAATATGGTTACAGAGTTGATATGAAACCATATAGTCAATTGTTTAATAATAATAAATTTAATAGTAATATGAAAATAAATGTGACAGAACAAACAACAACATTTCCATGTCCACTTAACAAATTAAAAGGTCAACTAATGGATAACCAAGAAATGAGCTGGGAAACAGAACATGGAAGCGTTACATTAGATAACGATCTTACAAAGTGGATAATTAAAAACGCAGTAACCTCTATGTATAATAATGATAGATGTTATGTATATAATAAAGCTATGGCTAAATATTTAAATAACAGAACAAATGAAATTGTTGAACATGAGTATGTGCCTATGTTTGATATGATTAGAGAATGGGCAGAACAAAGAGGGATATACGAATCTGGCGATGCTAAAACTCAGTATGTTAAACTAATGGAAGAGGCCGGCGAAGTTGGTAGAGCTATACTAAAAGATAATGATAATGATATTATGGACGGTATAGGTGATATGGTAGTTGTATTAACTAACTTAGCTGAACTCTGTGGTACAACAATAGAAGAATGTACTGAAAGAGCTTACGCTGAAATAGTTAATAGAAAAGGTAAGATGATTAATGGAACGTTTGTAAAAAATAATTAATATGAGTAGTAGAGAAATAATGAACGCTAAGGGTCGTATCGTTGAAATCAGAGATGATTATAACGGAGAGTTTAGAGATCCTGTTGTAAAACGTGTTGTAGATAAATTTAGGTTAAGGTCTGATGAAGGCTTCTTAAAATACGGCACGACTCTTGATGAAGAGCGAACAACAAAAATGAAAGGTTTAATGAAATATTTAATTGATATTCAAGAAGAACTTATGGATGCGATATTGTATATACAAACCGCACAAGAAGAACTTAAAGAACATTTAGATGAAAAGGAAAATTAAACGTAAAAAAGGACCAGTAAGATCTAAGAAGGTTACATATGACGGTGTAACCTTCGCGTCCGGTCTAGAAAAGTATATGTATCAAGCGTTAAAAAAAGCTAAGATAAAAGCTAAATACGAAGGTAAGACATATACTTTAGTAGAAGGTTTTGATTTTGAATCCTCAAGTTATGAAAGACAGTCTAACGGTAAAGGGCAGTTTGTAGACAGAGGAAATAAAAAAATTCAACCTATAAAATATACTCCAGATTTTGTTGGAGAAGATTTTATAATTGAAACAAAAGGTAGAGCTAATGAAAGTTTCCCAATGAGATGGAAATTGTTTAAAAAATTTATAAACAAATGTTATCCGCGTGTAACTTTATATAAGCCTCAAAACCAAAAGGAATGTGATCAAGTAATAGAATTATTAACTATAAAAAATAAATTATATGGATTGGGAATTTAGTATAGGGTTTTATCCCGGCTTTCTTTTTGGTTTTAGAACCTATATTGAAAGAAAAAAAGTAAATTATGTAGTATATCTACCACTAGTAGATTTTTGTTTAACAATAAATAATAAGTAATAAATGAAAGATATAAATAGAAACATACTTTCTGATATCACTGTTCATATGAAATATGCTAGGTATATGCCTGAGTTAAATCGTAGAGAAACTTGGGACGAGCTAGTTGATAGAAATATGCAGATGCATATTAAGAATTATCCAAAGTTGGAGATTGAAATAAGAAAAGCTTATTCATATGTATTTACCAAGAAAATACTACCATCAATGCGTAGTTTACAATTTGCTGGTAAACCAATACAAGTAAGTCCAAACAGATTATACAACTGTTCATATTTACCTGTAGATGATGTAGAAGCTTTTAATGAAATAATGTTTCTATTACTTTCAGGATGTGGAGTCGGTTATTCCGTTCAACAGCATCATATAAAAGATTTACCTAACGTAACTAAACCTTTTGTGAAAAGATCTAGGAGGTTTGTTATAGGTGATTCAATTGAAGGTTGGTCTGATGCAGTTAAAGTACTTATGAAAACATATCTTAGCAACAAGAAGCTTTCCAAAGTAAACTTTGACTATACATGCATAAGACCGAAAGGTGCTAGGCTAGTGACATCAGGTGGTAAAGCGCCTGGTCCACAGCCATTAAAAGAATGTTTAACTAAGGTTGAAGGTATACTTCAATCTAAAGAAGACGGTACAGCTTTAACTTCATTAGAAGTACACGATATTATATGCCATATAGCAGATGCTGTATTAGCTGGTGGTATTAGACGAGCTGCGTTAATCAGTTTGTTTACAGCCACTGATAATGAAATGATAGCGTGTAAATCTGGATCTTGGTGGGAAACTAACCCACAAAGAGGTAGAGCAAATAATTCTGCTGTTTTAATGAGACATAAAGTAACAAAAGAGTTTTTTATGGACTTATGGAAAAGAGTTGAATTATCAGGAGCTGGAGAACCTGGTATATATCTTAATAACGACAAAGACTGGGGAACTAATCCTTGTTGTGAGATAGCGCTTAGGCCGTTTCAGTTTTGTAATCTATGTGAAGTTAATGTATCTGATGTTAAAGATCAAGAAGACTTTAATAATAGAGTTAAAGCAGCAGCGTTTATTGGAACGTTACAAGCTGCGTATACCGACTTCCATTATCTTAGAGAAATATGGAAAGAGACAACAGAGAAAGACGCTCTTATAGGTGTGTCAATGACAGGAATAGGGAGTGCCGCTGTGCTCCAAATGGATATGAAGGCCGCTGCAAATATCGTAACAAAAGAAAACACGAGAGTAGCAAAGATTTTAGGAATTAAATCTTCGGCTAGATGTACAACCGTAAAACCTGCAGGGACAACATCTCTGGTCCTCGGAACGTCTTCGGGTATTCATGCATGGCATAATGATTATTATGTTCGTAGGATGCGCGTAGGGAAAAACGAGGCCATATATAAATATTTATCTAAGTCACATCCTGAATTAATTGAAGATGAGTACTTCAGGCCACACGATACAGCTGTTATTTCTGTACCACAGAAAGCTCCGGCTGAATCAATACTCAGAACTGAATCACCATTTGACACTCTTGAAAGAGTAAAACGTGTAGCACAAGAGTGGATTAAACCTGGTCATAGACGAGGTAGTAATACACATAATGTATCTGCTACAATATCTTTGAAAAAAGATGAATGGGAAAAGGCAGGTGAGTGGATGTGGAGTAATAGAGATTATTATAATGGATTATCAGTACTACCATATGATGGTGGTACGTACACTCAGGCTCCGTTTGAGGACATTAGCGAGTCTGATTATAATAAAATGTCCAAAGTATTATCTAATATTGATTTAACTAAAGTTGTTGAAACAGATGATAATACAGATCTATCAGGCGAGTTAGCTTGCGCTGGTGGTAATTGTGAAATTGTTTAATTTAAAATAATATAATATGAATTTAGGAAACTTAATGGAAACAATGAAAGATGAAGTAAGTATAGCAATGCATGAAGCAGATAAGTTTAGTGCTGGTAATAAAGCAGCTGGTACTAGAGTTAGGAAACACATGCAAAATGTAAAGAGCTTAGCCCAGAATATTAGGGTTGAAGTTCAAGAAATGAAAAACAATTCTTAAATAATAAAGGGAGCTTAATTGCTCCCTTTTTTTTTAACAGTTCCATCTTCTTCTAGCTGCTTTACCTCTTTCACTTTTCCAGCTTCTTGACCTAGCACAAAACGCTTTTCTACGTTTAGCCTTTCTACTACCTGCTTTTAATTGTGAAGGCGGTGTGGTGACAGCGGTCTGCAATTTACTTCCTGGATTATTACGTTTATATTCATCAACACCTTTTTGAGTCATACCTCCACCAGCAGCAGCACCCGTGCCCGTTGGGTTTGCTTTATTAAAATTTTTACCAGGGCCTATGGTACGCCTTGGATCTGCTTTTGTATATGGGCTCCAGCCCTTCATTTTAAACGCCATACTATTCTCCACATTTTTTAGATGGATCATCTACTCTTCTCCAGTCTTCTTTTTCAAACCAGTCTCTCAATGTTGCTCCTTTTTTACGAGCGCCTTTAACATTTGTTTTAGATGATCTTTTATATTTACCTTGAGCTCCAGCTGATCGTTTAGAGCTAACTAATTGTTGTCTTTTTTCTTTACTTAAGCTACGTATTTTAGCAGCTGGTAAACAGGTTTTAGTTGTACCACCACCTTTTTGTTTTTTAATTGGCGATGGTTTACGACAACTACCTTTTGAGCCTTTAGCTGTACCAGGTACGCGCTCATAACCCTTCCAACAATTCATTGGTGAGTCATCTACAAATCCAGAAAATCCTTTCATTTTAAACGCCATTATAATTTATTTTTTATATGTTGATACATTGCTTCGCCTAATTTTCTACCCATATCACTATCTGACTTATAATGAGTATGAGCCAAATGTCTACTTTTAATTATGTTTTCTGCAAGGGCTTTAAGTTCTTTTTTTTTATTAGGATACTTATCAGATAAAGCTAATTGTAATAATGTAGCCTGAGTAGCATGACCAGAAGGGTAAGCCGGTGTATCCATAGACTTTAGTTTTATATCATGTAGTTTTAATTTTAATTTACGAGCTAATACAGCTGGTCTAGGTCTATTAAAATATTTTTTTAAACTCATTATATGAGGAGTCGACTGATCTATTAATTTACTTATTAATGGATCTTTACCAACTACATTAGTAAAAACTTTTTTGCCATCATCAAATTTTTTAACAAAACTTTTATCCATATTAATTTTTTGCAACTGCTTAATCTCTTGCATCGTGTCAAATGAATTATCAGATGGAGGTTTATTTTTTTTAAATTTATCTATATTAAAATCTTTAAGCATTATTTTGTTTTTTTAATGTAGCTTTAGCTGATTTAGCTAATCTAGCTTGTTCCATTTTACCCATTACCTTAGCTCTCTGCTCTAGTACAGTTAATATCTGTACTTTTCTAGCATAAGGTTTATTTATATTCATAACCTTAGCAATTGTTTTTCTAGCATCAGCTACTGTTGCAAACTTAATACCTACTGTATCTTTAGGGTTTTCATCAGTATATAATCTTCTACCACTACCTTTAGGTTTTTTACCAGTACCAACTAAAGGGTCTTTCCTTTTTAATGGTGAGTCCTCTTTTTTACCTAATCTTTTTCTAACTATATTCATAACCGTTTTCATCTTACGAGCATAAGCAGGTTTTTTACCCCTGTTGAAAACGTATTGTTGATTTAAACTACCTATAATTTTTTTAAGATTACCATCTCTAGTTTTAATTAACCATGAAGCTAACGCTGATGCTGATAAATCTCTAAATTTACCTTTAGCGTCAGGAGCGTCTGAGTCGTGCCATGTAATAGACTTAGAAGTTTTTTTAGCCATTACTTTTTACTTTTACCCATACTACCAGGTCCACCAGCTTTAGTACATCTTACGCCCCAACCTGAAGCATAAGCACTAGGCCATACTTTAAATTTCTTTTTAGCAGCAGCTTTGCAAGGCCCACTTATACCTTTGTTCATAGGGCTTTTCATTGTTAATGCAGAAGCTATTTTTTCTGCTTGACCAGCGTGTGTTTTACTAGCTTTCTTTAATTCTTTAGAAACCTTTTTTAAAGCCTTTATGTCTACCTTTTTAAATGGATTATTCATTTGTTCTGATCTACGTCTACCACAGCCGGTAATAGGTATAGGATTATTTTTTTGTACGTAAGCCATAATTATTGAAATTTGTTAAGTGTTATAGTATCAACTGAGTGCTGCACTGTTTTTCTGTCGGCGTCAAGCTTGAACATTACATTAGCATTAAACCTTTCTTTTTCTATACCATTATCAAATATAATAACAGTAGGTATAGCCGTGACATTATAATTCATCTGGATGTCCATATATGACATGATATCGATTCGATATACATTACATCCTTTTAATTTATTTAATTCATTAAACTGATTCATCTTATTCCAGTCAGCCCAAAATTCAACGACAACAACGTCTTTAGCTATTTTGTTTTTAAAATTATCAGCTGTAACAAAGTCTTGACCAAATGCTGTACCACATAAAAACATGAACAACATTATTAGTAAATACAAATAGTTAGATATATCTATTCTTCTAATCATTTTCTTAATAGTTTTATCTCTTCTTTCATCTCATCTATCTCCTTTACTAATGCATCAATTTGGTTACGGGCCATTTGATCTTTCATGTTAAACTCCATACGTGTTGGCGGCCATGTATTACTAGCAGCTGGATCACCCATATCTATAGTATAAGTACCTGTCCCTGGTTTGGGTAGCTCTAAGGCTTTTTCTACTTTATCTTCTAGTTCTGCAAACTTAGAATTTATACTAGCCATTAAACCAAAGTAAGCTGATATAATAGTAGCAACACCAACAACAATAGTTATTAATGTCTTAACGCTAATTTGAAATTTACTTTCTTCTGATAATTCTTTAGCCATTATTTTCTTTTTTTATTTTTACTAGCCCAATCCATAGCTGTTTGATAACCCTCAGCGCCTAAAGCTCCTTCTCTATACTCAAGCCCATACCCAGCTTTTTTTAAAAGCTTATCAGCTTTCATCATTTTTTTTTCTGCTTTAAGATATTTTTTTTCAGAAATATTATAGGTATCAGGACCATCAACAGTAGTTGATCCAACAAATTTCCTTGTTAATCTTTTCGCTCTTGCGGTTTTTATTTTATTACCAAAACCAGAGAAAGGTTTTCTTTTAAACGCCATTGTTTATCGTATTAAAAATTTAACTTTACCATCTTGAATATATAATCCTTCGGGTTCTTTTATAGCTTGTCCATTAATATTATATATTACATTACTATTAATAGATTTTATTAGTAAATCAGGAATATTTGAAGTGCAAGGTAATCCAGTTTCACAGTCTAAATATTCTGTATTTATTATTTCTACATATTCTATTATAGTATCCGTAGTAAAAAATTCTATGTATTCAGTTTCTATTTGTACTATTGTATCAAACACAAATACGTCTACATACTCAATAACATCTACGAATAAAGTATCTAAAGCTCCTTCCATATATAAAGTATCTGTAACAAATATCTCTTCAAATATAGTTTCATATTCAATTTCTACTATAGTATCAAAAAGTATTTGAGTGATATATTCTGTTTGGTATATAGTATCTGTTTGGAATAAAGTTTCATAGATATAAACTGGTACGTCTACGTAAACCGTATCACACGGTGGAGGTGGTGGAGGAGCACAGTCTAGTAATGTGGTTGCAACAGCATTGTTTTCGTCACTACCATCAACGCAATCTTCCCAACCATCGTTAAGATAAAACAAACCACCTTGCCCGTTAGGCACGCAACCATTAGGTGAGTATTGTGTCCAGTTAGCTGGATCATCTCCACAATAAAAACCGTTTTGTGCAGCACACTCTAAGCACAGTGTTTGAAAGTCAAGCTGCGCATTAGCAAACGAGCTAATAAACGCAAATAAAATTATAATGTATTTCTTCATAATTAAAATATTAAATAGTTAAACCCAAACTTTACCTCAAAAATTTCTTTACCCCAGTATCTCATGTGGGTTCCTTCCACGAAAAGACCAAGGCTTCTTGTTACTTTAGTTCCAAATATTAAACCAGCATCCCACTCTATAGTGCTATCTTCATAATCATATGAGTAGTCATCTAATCCATAGTGATATGGAAGACAATTAAACCAACCGTGTATCCACGTTGTTGGTGTATATTTATAATAAGCTAAACCTACTACAGCACTAAGCTCTTTTTGTAAACCTAACTTCTCTAATTCTTGTTCATTAAATCTTGCTACAGCATCGCCAAACCACCAGTTATAAAACTCATCATTTGATGTAGCTATTAATATAGAATCACCGCTACTAACATCATACCAGTTTTGATCTACATAAAAACCCTGTACCCATTGCTCTGATGCATAACCAAAGTCTTCTGCTAATTCTTGAAACGTATTTTCACCTGGTGTCCAGAAGTCTTCTATCGGATTTATACCATATACTGGATGTATTCTAAATACAGAACCAATAGTTAAATCCCAATTACCTTTATTTAATCTTAATCTAAAATCTAAAGAAGAGTATTTTAAATTTACTCTTTGATTATCTGTGTATTGCGCTTTCGCAACGAATTTATTTCCAAGGTATCTAAGCCAGAAATTTTGCTCAGTAAACTTGTCACCGCGATTCCGTATAAAAGAATAATTAAAAAGGTACTCCCAACCAGGAGCGTTACCAATAGTAACGTTGTCTGCAGTATTTCTTTCAGTACCTGTATACCATGTTTGACGTTTTGTTTCATAATCGAATCTTGCTATTTTGCGCAGGCCTAACGTTAAATTGTAGTCGTAAGGAGAGACCCACGTTACATCCTCATAACCTTTATCAACCGCTATATAATCTTCTCTTTCTGTAAATGGTGTATTAGTTGTTATTGATGTATAAAAAGTAGAGTATTTAAAAAACTCTTGTGCACAACATTTCTTTGGTGTAGCACACGATATTAGTAATATAACTAATATTAATAATAATTTTTTCATTATATAGTTTTATATGTTATTGTTACATTTTCTCCACATTCTATAGCTTCTGCTATACGTGGATATATTCTTTTATAAGCTTGAGTAGATTTACCTATAAATCCATTTTTTACTATTTGATTATTTTCTTGTGAATCACCTACCAACAAACAACCGGCGGTATGCTCATCGGTGTTTCCACAATGGATAAGTATATACTCAAAGCCAGGAACATCAAGAACATGAAGCATACCCACATGTATGTGCGGAAATCTTTTCGTGTACCTTGCGTGATACCCACCCACTTTTCTGAGACCCAGTTTGTAAGTACCGTCTGGTATTCTTGTTTCGCCATAAACTTTTGTATCTCTTTGTTCATCTTCTAATGTATATGCTAAAAACTTTTTTTGGAAAAAAATTCCATCTATATCATTACCTTGTTCTATAGCCTCCAATAGTATACCATTAGTACTATCAGCGCCACTTGAAAATCTAATTACTTCTAATCTCATTATTTTACTATTACGGTTATTTCGGCTGTAGTACTCGTATCTAATTTTAAATTATATATACTTGAGTCAAACCCTAAATTATCTTCTAACACAAGTGTTACTAAAGGTGGTATTGTAGTTTCTGTTATTGTATAAGTAGTACTACCATCATCTAAATATAATTTTACTATAACAAGATCTGAGTTATCATGATTAGCTATAGTTATTTTACGTATACCACCACTATTGCTACTACCTTTAGTTATTAAAGTAGTAGTTGCTATTGATGATATGTTTTTATAAAATATTGCCATTATGTTGTTTTAGTTATTTCTATTTTTCCTCCATAAATTCTATCAGCAGTATCGCCAGGATCAAAATAAATAGTACAAGCCTTTTGACCGTCTCCAACTATATTAGATGTAAAATTCATAGTCCAAGCTCCAGATGATATAGTAACAGCACCTACAACAGGAGATGCGGCTGTACCAAGTATATCAGTTTGGTAACATCGTAATTGGCTATTAGCATCACTATCTATACCAAATATTGTACACGAAGTTGCGGTATATCCTTTTGGTATTATTTTTTGAGCGTAATAATAAACACTAGCACCACTAGCTGTTATGTATTGACCGTCTCCACCTACGTTTGCTAAAAACCTATAACTACTACTATTGTTAAAATCAATTGGCAACACTGGTATAAAGGTATCTTGTATAGTACCTATATTACTTCCTCTAAAAATACCAGCTGTATCTATAACTGAGTTTGCTCCATTACCTATAGTTACATCTACTTCATCTTCAGCATCACCAGATGCTATAGTTAATCCTGGTTGTATCTCCCCATCGTGACTAGCTACACTTAATATTAATTTACCTTCTTCAGCGCCAGCGGAAGCGTCAGCTATATAACACTCTATTTCAGCGTATGTCTGAGATGCATTACCGTCATCTTTTCCAGAAAAATTAATCTTACCTAATTGATCATCATCTTCACCACTAGCGGTTTTAGCAAAGTTTAACGCTGGGCCAACGGCTCCTGTATGATTGTTTTGCAAAAGTAAAGCAGGTGTACTACTAGCGTCATTACCAGATACCGCTAGTAATTCTGAAGCATCAATATAAGAAAGACCTCCAACTGCAAAAGTTGTACCATCATATGTAACTCCAGATTCAGCATTTAATCCAGAGCCGCCAGTAGATGTGACGACTCTGTTATCACTAGCATTAGTTATAGTTAAATCACTACCACCTAATGTAGTATTCTTTGTTACCTTACCATCTGAGTCAACTACAAGTACATTTTCTTCTGATGACGTTTCTAAGTTTTCAATATAAACTGTAGAACGAAATCTAGATATAAAATCCCATATGTGTTGACCTATCCATTTCATTTTATTTTCTTTTTACTGCTACTTTAAATATTATTAAACCAACAATAGCAGCTGTTGTACATATTGGACAAGGACACATTATAGTCCTATTTCAAATCCAAAGTTTAGTAACATTAATCTAAACTTATTTTTACAACAAGTGTCTTCGCTTTTACAAGCGGCACACCATTTTATCTCCCATATTGTTAACCATCCAAATCTAAAAGTAAAGTCTATTTTATTTTTTTTGTTACTTGATTTCCAAGAATTTATCCAATTTATCATATTTTTAATTTATTGATTCTCTAATATAATTACATGTATAATTACTTGTCTACATGATGATAACATCTTTTTTCTTTTCCGTACTCACCTTTCATCTTACACTGTTCTCCGTTTTTCTTAATAAAAGTACATCTATATTCTTTAATACCATCGCCATCTCTGTCCATACCATCTGTAAATTCCATGTGATGTGGGCACAGATATTTCTTTTCAGCTGTTTCAGTTGTTAACTTACATCTTTCACCATTAGATCTTATACCAGAACATCTTACAGTTTTAATACCTTTTCTTTTCTTCTCTTCTTCTTCTGCTTTTTTCTTTTCTTCTTTTTCTTTTTCTTTCTCTATTTTCTTTTCTTCCTTTTCTTTTTCTTTTTCAATTTCTTTTTTCTCAGCTAGACTTTCTTTAGCAGCTACTACTTCTTCATCTTCAACGCCTATATTCCACATACTCCAACCAGCAAACATAGCTATTCTTTTCCACAGTTCATGATTACCAGTTATCGCTTCTTCTAAGTTATTAGCTTTATTAAGTAATCTAGCTAAAGGTATATTAGTAGCAGCTTCTACAAGACTAGCCCACTTTTTTATTGTTGGATTTTCTAATCTTAATCCCAACTCATCTGATAAACCTCTATTAAATTCTTCAGCATAATAAGCGTTCATTACTTTTCTAAGCTTACTACCTATTGGCGGGGATATATTAACTATTTCTAATAGTATTTTTTCGGGTCTAGCTTTACCATAATCTTTATTGCTTTGTAAATCCCATTGTATTATAGTATTTTTAATTGTAGAAACTATAGCTCCATATATTCCAGTACCACGTAAGAAAGAATCTAATACACTATTAGCTGTTCTAGTTGTTTGATCTTTTATCTCTTCCTCATCGTCGCCCCACATTATAAATGCTAAAGCAGACTGTAGTGCAGCGAATATTACATTCTGCACCATACCATAGTATATTAACTTTGACACATTAGTTTTCATATCACCTCTACCATTAACAGTATCAGACAAGGCTTTCTTAGTCAACCTACCATACTGCATTGTAACATTTTGAAAAGCCAATATTAACCTACCTAATGGTCCAGCTTGTTGTGGTGATACTAAATCTTCTCTTGATGACTGTTGAGTTTCTTCAGCTATCTCTTGAAACTCTAACATAGTTTTATCATGAGCTTCTTTAGCAGACATACCTTGTTTAATATATTTGTTATATCTATTTCTATAAAAACTAGCGCCACCAAAAGCAATAGCAAAACTATCTGCTATTTGCGTAGGTAAAAAACCTTTTTGTAATAAATAACTAATAACTGTAGTTGGACTATACCCTCTTTCTTTAAATGACTTTGTTAATTCTGCTGCTGATACATCTGTTTGCAAACCTTTTCTTCTTTGTTTTAACATTGGTGAATTAAATAACATTACAAAGTCTTGCCAAAACTGTTTTTGATTAGCAAATGCTGCTGCTGCTTTGAACATATTGTTATCACTCCAGTTTATAAAGTTAACAGTTGATAGTGTTTGTAATAAAGCAGATCTCATATTAAAGAACATAATAGCACCTATAGACCCGTTTATCCAATCAGTAAGATTATTAACTAATTTACTTTTTCCTTGCTTTCTATTACCACCATTTTCCATACGGAATAGTATATCTAATAAAGCTGATTTAAAGTCTGAGCCATACAAGGCTTCTATTTTATTAATATTTTCTTGAGAAAATATTTCTTCTTTATTATTAATCCACTCTTGTAAAAACTCTTTTCTACCTACTTTGTCTACAAGATTTCTTAAATCAGTGGGTATAGCTTCCATCATCCAATTTTTATTTGGCGGAAGATAACCATCTTTTCTACGAGTAACTTTTGATAAGCCATCAGCAAACGCTTTTAAATTAGGGTTTCCATTAACGTGAGTTACTAATCTTTTTTGTAATGCTTTTGATATACCTGGAATATCAAATCCTGCTTTTGTCCACAAATAAACTCTTATAGCGGTATCATTTGTAAAACTAGTTCCAGGTACTCTATCATTTAAAACTTTAGTTACATCTGGAAATTTTTTTCTTAAATCGTTATACTCGTTAACCATATTTTGTTTGTACGAGTTCCAAGCTCTAATACCTCTTGCAAAAGGTTTTAATAATGTTTTTTCGAAAAACTTTAAAGCCTTTTCACCTTCTTTACCTTTAGGTAAGAAATAATATAATAAACCTTTAAAGTCTTCTGCTGATGGTGGTATGTAAAGTCTTAATCTAAATTTAGCCCCTCTTTTTCTAGCTTCTGCAGATGAAAACCTTTTATTAGCATCAACACCTTTTTTAACCTCAAGAATATTATTAAACTCTTTATCTATATTAATGTTATCAGGATTAACTACTTTGCTATACATAGTATTATTACCTGGTTCTACTAACTTACCTTGATCTTTTAATTTAGCTTGAACTACTTTAGATTTAATATCTAATTGATCTAGTACGGCTTTTACAGCTTCAACATTTTGTAGAGCATCGTCTACAAAGTACATGTCGTTATATCCTTCAGCAAACTTATCTAACATCCACTGTGCTTTAGCATTACCAGAACTATTAGCTAAACCAGTTATGTTTTCTATTGGTATATCTAAACCTTGTCCTTTTAAAAACTGTTGTATAGCAAAAGCAGATTGTTGAGGTCTAGCCGTTAAAACAAACATATCTTTTGTACCAAACTTCTTAGCTCTGTTTCTAGCTTTATCAAGTAAAGGACCTGGCGTGCCATCTACAACTTTATTAAATTCAGAAAAATCAAATGAAGCGCCTTGATCTAATAAATCTCCACCCTTGCTAGCAAATTCTTCTGCTGTTAATCTACCTTTTATGTAACCACTAGTAAAGTTATCTATAGCTACGACAACGTTGTTAGGCATAGCATCACCTTGTTTTAAGTTATCAGTATTTACTTCTGTAAAATTATTACCAAACTCTTCTTTAAAAGCTTTTTTATTTTTTTGTACAGCTTTCCAGTTACGTTCAACTATAAAATCTTTTAACGATCTTTCTTTTCTAGCTTTATTTCTAGCTAAAGCTGTATCTAAAGAACTTTCTACAAACAACATTTTAACATCATATCCCGCGTCTTTATATTTTTGAGCTTGTGTAAATAAAGAAACAGTACTTGCCCCTGTGCCATCTACCACAACACCATCTCCTCTACCTCTAAATTTAATAGCTTTACGTTGTGCTATATCTCTAGCCTCCCATTGTAATTCTCCCCATTTACTAGCTTGCTCAGGTGTAAAGTCTCTCATATCTGTAGGTAGTCCACTATTTTTAGTTAACCACTCTAAAGCTATATCTTGGTTTACTATTTTAAAACCTTTTTCTTGTAAACCTAACTGCTTAACAACATTTGATTTACCGCTACCAGCACTACCAGCTAAGAATATAACTTTTCTGCCAGGCGCTGGCTCACCAGTATTATTTGGCATTGTGTACCTAACACCTGATTTAGTTCTAGCTAACGTGTCATCAAAATCAAATGTAGACATACCTCTAACTTTAACAGGTTTACTATAGCTATCGTACATATTGTTATTCAATGTAAGTACTCCTGTTTTAACATCGCGTGCTTCTTTAACAGCATCAACATAGTTTATACCTTCTATGTTTAACTTATTAACAGCTTCAGCTAATTTTTCTTTAGTTATATTACCTGATAAATAATCTAATACTAAGTCATATTGAGCTTGAAATATAGTTGGTGATATCTCACCATCTACTTTAACCCCAAATATTTCGGCTAGTGTTTTACCGTTTTTCCATTTTATGGTATTTATTATGTCTATATTTAACTCTTTACCAGCCACAAAATATCTAACCATAGCTATAGAGCCTTGTGGTAGATCATCTAGTTTACCATCAAGTACTCTTTCTGCTATGCTATCCCAAAATATATCTGGTAAATTTTCTTGAAGATTTTTACCATCTCTATTTTTAACGTCTTTTAATCTTTTATCAATTACATCTAATAAAGTTCCTTGTGCAAATACAGCTTCAACTATAGGCCAAACTGTATCAACTTTACCTACTCTAGCTGCGTTAACTAACATATCCATTATACTCTTTTGTGGACCAGCGTGCTCTTCTGTCATTATATTAGTTGTATCTGGCTGACCATTTTTCATTATAGTATAAAAACTAAATGGAGATAATATTCTAGTTATAGCACCATTCTGATTATTAACAGTATCAGATGCCATTAATGAGAATAAGTAAATATTCCCTGGTTTAGGATTTTTATTTGTTTTTACGTAACCCTCCATTGCTTTAGCAAAGTTGTAAAGTATATCTAACCTTTGTTTAGAGTCATCTTTTTTATTTAAAGTCTTTGGATTAAATCTTCTTTTTTTACCAGTTTTTGTATCGCTTTTAAAAGTATAACTATTTCTTGGAAGCGATTGTTGTGCAAATAATCCGCCAAGTTCATACTTTTCTCTAGGAAACATTTTTTCAAAGTTTTCTACAGAAAAGAAAGTACTTATCCCTATTCCACCAGTCATTGTATTTCTTAATTGATCGTAATATTGTGGATACTGTTTTAAGAAGTCATCTACATCAAGTTTCAACTGTTCACCCATTGTTATATCCGGGTTAAGTGGTGATGGAGCGTCGTAATATATAATTCTCTGTCTTTTCTCTTGTAGCTTTTTTATATCATCACCATACTTTAAAATGTGCGTTAATGTTTGAATACGTATTGTTGGTATATTTTCAGCATAAACATTTGAATTTTTATCGAAAAGTTGTTTTGCCAACTCGACTTTTTGTTTAGTATTAATTTTAGGAGGGTTTGAGTACATAGTTAAAGAAGTGCCATCTTTTAATCTAGCTATATTACTAGCTGCTTCTACTCTATTTTCTACAGCATCTAATCTTATTTCTTGATTAGCTGCTAATTGAGATACTTGAACTATTAGCTCTCTAATAGCTCCATCTGCTTTAGTACCAGGTTGAAAAGTACCATCAGTATTTATACCAAACAAACCTAATAACTGCTCTCTAGTTACGTTAGTTCTTTTATTTTGAGCGAACTTTTGGCCTAAACCTTTTTTAGCGCCTTCCCTTACCTTAAGTCTATCGCCTTTAGTATAGAACTCCCCTAATTTAGTATTAGCAACACCAGTGGCTCTACCATCTCTGTCTTGGCCTTCAGGTAATATATCTAGCAAACTTGTATTAAAAGAACCATCATCGTTGGTAGATTTATTATATATATATTCTTGTGCTGCTTTTCTTTGTTCAGCATTTAAATCTTGTTTAGCTAATATTCTAAGGGGATCAACTCCAAACTCAGCTGATATAGCATTTAATATTTCAAACAAAGGTCCTGTAGGTACAACATTTTTTTCAGTAGTAGCTTTACTTTGAACAGATAGTAATAAATCTCTTACACCTTTATAAGTTAAGTTATCCAAATTAATATTAGATCTTTTAACAATATCTTTTACAGCTTGCTTAACATTATTTGAAAAACCAAGCATATCCATTACCATTATTAAGTCATTAACATCTTGAACAGACTCTTGTAATAATTCAGGTGACATGTCTGCGTTTTCAATTTTATCTATTAACACATCTTTTTCCGCTTGTATTACGTCAGCTACTGTGCCAGACTCACTTATAGGTTTATCTATAGATGTCTTAGGTACTTGTTTTTTGTACTCATTCATCACATCGCCTTTCGCTCTATATATTATTGATTGGCCTTGTCCACCTGCTACACCTGTTAACCAACCGAATAAACTGTCGTTTTTGTCTACATTATAATTTTTTAAGTATCTTATACCTAATTCTTCTTTAACTTTTCTAGTAAAATCTTTTAACGCATCTGGAGGTAAACCTCTTTCTGTCATGCCTGCTTGTATTATACCATTTAATTTATTAGTATCAACTATTTTTTCATAACCTTCTATATATTCTGGGGAAGCTTTAAAATCTTCATGATTTCTATGTTTAACTTTCCCACCTTTATCTTTAACCACATCATCAAAAAACGGTCTTAAATCAGGATCTGATTCTATAGATTTACCAACTACAGCGCTATGCATGTCTAAATTAGATCTATCTTGCGGTGTTTTAGCGCCTTCAAACATTTTACCATTAGCTCCTTTAGCTAACATTTTTGCTATAGCTTTACTTGGTTTATTATTTTTAATAGAATAATGATAGTCTTTTATAAAATTTAATATATCATTTGAGTTATTAAAATTAAAAGTCGTACCATATCTATCCATAGACCATCTTCTAAATATACTACCTAACTTACCTAACGTACTTTCTTTTAGTATTATATCTCCTTTTATTAACATTTCAGAAGCTATAGCTAAAGCTTCTTCACCTTGTTTATCGATACTATACTGAGCCACCCTTTTATTAAACATATCAGCAGCAGACATTGTTTTAAATTCTATATTTTTACCTTTAAGTATCTTGGCCATTGCTCCACCAAGTTTTAATCTCATGGCTGGATCTGATTTTATAGTATTAGCAAAAACAGCGTGGATCATTTCATGAGCACCTGTAGTCCACATGCCATCAGCAATAGACTTATCTTTATTGACATATAGTTTAAGTTTAGTAAGATTACCGTTTTTATCGTATATAGGTCTCATTCTACCATAAGGATTATCTTTTAAAATACTTGCCCCAACTTTTACGTTTGTTTGTAGTACGCCTTTATCTCTTATTAAATTTTCAGCATCTTTTTTATTCTTACTTTCGTTTATTATTTTTTTCTTTTCCTTGTCAATCTCTTTTTTCTTTTTATCAATTTCTTTCAGCTTCTGATTGTCATTTTTTTTCTTATCGTTCTTTATATCTTTTATTTCTTTTCTTGTCTCAGTAATTTTATCTTTAGATTCTTTTATATTTTTGTCAGATTCTTCAATCGACTCAGTTAACGTAACGATTGTAGCCTCTGATTCTGCGGTTATATCTGCTACTTCATCAGCAGATTTATTTTGTTCATCTTTAGATTGATCTTCTTGAAATTGCTCATCAGTTTGTTCGTATAATTCTACTTCAACTCCACCCATTTCGTTAGCAAGATCAGCTTGATCTTTAATGTTTTGCATGCTTTCTTTATACTTTTTCTCAGCAGCTTCTGGATTAACTGTAGCTAGTATTTTATCCTTTTCACCTCTTCTTGATTCTATACCTTGTTCTATCTCAGTTAATCTTTTTATTTTATCTTCAGATTTTATACTTCTATCAGCCATTATTATCTCGTATGATTTACGAGCTTCTAAATCTAATCTATTTATTTCTAGTAATCTTTGTTTTTGTTCATTGGTAAGTAAATCTACCTTAAATAATTCTCTAGTTAATAACTCTTCTGCTTGCAAGCCTAATTCAGCAACCTGCTTATCAACTTCTTCTTTTTCTTTATCAGTTAACTCTTCGTATGATTTACCTTTGTACGATTTAAGCTCAGCTAATTTTTCAGCTATTTCTCCTAATCTTTGATTTGTATCAGATTTAGTAAAAGGTTGTATAACAGCTTGATTAGCTATAGCAGGCATGTGCATTAATGTAGATAAAAAGAAACCATTTACGAAAGACTCATCTATACCTTCCCAGTAATTAGCGCCTTCAACACCAGTCCACACATCCATAGTATTACTAGAAAAATCTGCTATCATCTCAGAGACACCTTCTTCAGTAAATTGTTTACCATTATAAGCTACAAATTGAGCCATTTTTTTTGGAGTATAGATACTTTTACGAAGAGCCTTTTCAAAACCTAACTTAGCCGCTGGATTATTAGCAAAATAACCTAACTTTCTCCACTGACCAAAGGTTATTTTTTCAGTTAAACCTTCCGCTGTACCAGTAACAACAGAGTTTAATAACATTTCACCTAATGTAAAATCTTGCCCAAACATACCGGCTGTATCTTCAAAAAGATTTCTAGATCTTCTCATGTTATCGTACTTCTGACTACCAGAGTATACACCCATAACTGGTAAAGCATAACCACCTGACGCGCTTGCTAAAATTAGTATTGGCGCCGTTTGAAGCGTGTTTGTAACTAAATAATCCATAGCTGATGAAACGCCAGTTATATCACCCCATTGAGTAGGTAAAGCAAGCGTACTACGACCATACTCTGCTCGTTTCTTTACCTCAGTTCCTAAGCTATCACCCCAACTATTTAAATCTTCAAGAACCATTTGCATAGCAGGGTGGTATTCACCTAGTTCAAGATATGCGTCTGTGACAGAACTAACAAGCGCTGCGGTACCACCTATTACAGTTTCCATAATAGCTATACCACCTATTGTACTATAGTAAGTTCCCCACTCGCTGTTTCTACCTAACACATCCATCATCAATTTCATTTCTTCAGCTTTCCATGCGCTGGTGTCTATAACATCGTATTTTTCGTAAAGTAATTTATTATTAGCTGGTATAGTCTGAGTTATTAAAATTTCATATTCATTATATAAATCAGAGTATTTTTTTTCATACTCTCTAAACTCAGCCATTGCATTTTCATTAGACAAAAAATCTTCTTGACTTGTTATGTTATATTTTTCAGCTATATCTTCTAAAACGTCATATTGATTAATACCCATAGATATTAATTCTTCTTCCATAGCTATCTGTGTTGAATACAGATCGTCCATAGTTTCTGTTAGAAAATCAATCTCAACAAGTGATTCGGCTATTTCTTTCTCAACATTTTTTATATCTAAGACCATGTCCTTGTATACAACTTCTTGTAATTCAGATCTATCGAAAGCATTAGAAGAAAAAAATTCTACGTGCTCAGATGCGTTCTTTTGTATTATATCTATAGTTTCATTAAATCTATAAAGCTTTTTAGAATTAATATCTACAGTTTGATCGTAGTTATTTTTATTTTGCTTTATCCAATTTTTACGCCAAGTTTTGTAATACTCTGATTCAAGTAATTCCTTCCAAAGCGTTTGCCCCATAGCGTGTTTAGTAAAAAATTCTTTAGGTTTATCTTTGTAAAAATCGCTCATGTAAACCCCTTCACCTTTAACAAATTCACTAACAGCTTTGCTGTCTTGTAAAAACGCTTCTAATATAACCCCGTTTTCACCTTCATAAAAATCTTTTTCGTAACTTACTATATGATTTAAAGCACCAATATATTCACTAATAAAATCAGTATAGTTTTCACCTAATTCGTTAGCCAAGGCATCTTGAAAATATTTAACTTTCTCTAAAGACCAGTTAATGTTTGATCCTTCAAACCTAATATCAAGATCACTATGATATGCATCGCTATGTTTAGTAATATCACCAATTTCATTTTCTCTATATCTAGAAAAATCATTGTATATATTTATTATTTCAGCATCTGTAGCGTCAGGCATATTAAACGCTATTCTCATTTTGTCTATTATCTCATTAGCAACGGTAAAATTTGTCTCTATATTATGTATTTGTTCTTCTGTAGGTTTAGTTTCTTCATAAAACATTTCACCTAGCATATCCTCACCACCTTTACTATGAGTATTTGCGTTAACAAAATCCATAAATATTTTTAATTGCTCTTTAGCGGTATCACCCTTAACATCAACATCTATAGTTATTGACTTACCGTTCATTGCGGTTACCTTAACAGCTTGTTGATCCCAACTTTTAATTAAATGAAAGCCTTTAGCCTGTTCCATATTAAATCCATAAGAATAATAAATTGGACCAAAAGTATCAACAAAATCTTTTTCGTATTTACTTAAAGCATTTACATCTAAAATAGGTGGTGTATTATAAGCAACCATACCAGCGTCTTCGGATATACCACTATCAGGAAACATATCACTTGTTTTAGTTGATGGCTCCATACTTATTACCTTACCGGTTTCATCTACATATTCTGGATATTTTTTTGGGTTCTCAAGACTTTCCATGAAACTATTAAAAGTTTGATAACTTGTTTGTTGCTTTAAGGCATACGTTTTAGCGCCAAGATCTACCTCAACTGGATCTTGTAATTTGTATAGTTTATCTTCATATGGATTATAACCGTGTGTTCCAGCGAATATTTTATCTCTAACTTCCTTATTACGCATGGTAGCATTTTCATCCCAAGTGCTTACAGGACCATATATATCTAATGATAAATAACCACTATTTTTTGTCATTGAGTTATTTACAACTTTGTCCATTGTGTCAAGTTCTTTATAATCATCTGAATTAAAGTATGACATTACTTCAGATCTTTGATTAAAATAATCTTTAGCATTTTGATATGTTAGTATTTCATTAGGTGTTGATTTAGCAAAATCTAAACCCTCGCCTATTACATAATCTTTTACTTGTTCTTTTGGAATTATTTCAACGACTTTGTTGATTGTAGATATTTCTTGATTTAAAGTTGTTTTTTGTTCTACTTCTACAGTAGGATCTTCTTGTGTATCATTTGAAGAAAGCGATACTTTATATGAAGGTACATTATCATATTCTGTATTAGGATCATTTACCAGCTCAGCTGTTAAATTTCTTTCCTTTAATATATTAAAAAAATTAGTTTCATCATCTACCATTACAGTGACAAGGCCACCATTAGATAGTCTATATATTTTACCCATACTGTTTCGTTAGTTACCCGTTATTAATTATACAATTTCTTTGTATATATTTTGTCTTTTGAATTTATTATTTAAATGTTCGCAATCGCCAAGCCCAGACATTATATGTCCGTTTATAATATAATTGTGATTGCTATTATTATTATCACCATCTATTTCTAAATTGTAATATGTATCTATGAACATATTGTCTAGTTCTTTTTCTATTGGTGCCTCACCAAGTTCAATCCATTTATTATTAATTAAAACTGGATGATAAATAGAACCCGTTATACCTTCTAATAGCGCTACAGGCATTATATCGTTTATTTCGTATATTAGTTTTTTAGTTACTTTTCCAGAAACGTACTCACCATCTTTAAATGATTTTACTAAATCACCTTCTTTTATATCTTGTATTTCTTTAGTTGAACCATCAAACATATCTATCAAAGTACCAGAAACAAAACAAGGCGAACTATCATGGAATTGAGTTTTTCTTATATCGGATGGAGCTGGCTCTGGTTCGTTTTGTATAGTGGTAGGTTCATTTCCTTCTACGCTAAACTCACTAATATCACTATATACACTCAATGATGCGTCAGGATTATCTGGATCAAACACGTTTGGATTGTTACCTCTTTCTTCAATAGGACTAGAAGTTTTGTTAAACTCATCTACCATGTTTTGTGGGCTACTTACAAGAATAGCGTTTGGATATTTTAAAAAAAACTGATTCAACTTTTCAGGATTAACTTTAAGTTGATATTGTTTACCGTCTTTAGTAATTTTAAATGTATAGTGAGTTTTAGTTTTGTCTGTGCTCATATTAATATATTATTCAAATTCTTCTAGATTTACATCACCACTTCCACTAGTATCACCTGTATCACCACCACCTTGATTTAAATCAGCATTTGGTTTTTTAGATTGTAAATTGTAATTATTTTCAGCGATCTTAGTATAGTAATCTCCTAAAGTTTCTTTTAGTAAAGCATCATCTTTCATGATAGCTTGTGTTATAACTTTAGCATCTTCAGCTGTTATATTACCACCATTTGGATCTAGATTTTCAGCCTGCTCTTGTGTTATACCTAAGTCTTGATACGTACCATTTGTTAAAGCTTCTTGCATGTCAGTCTCCCATGATGTACCACCCCATATGGAATCTTTAGCTAGTGATCTTAAGTTTGCGCCATCAGCGTTTATAACGTTAGTCATAATATTATTTCTTGTAGCATCATAATTAAATGTCTTAGTTGTATCGCCTCCAACAAAAGCGTTAGCGTCTTCTGTGACAGCTTGAACTACTGTACTTATTTTTGTTTGACTCTCTTTGTCTACCGATAAATAATTAACTAGACCTTCGTATTCCATATTAGTCATATTAACCTTTTCGTTACCTTGTGCCCAAGACTCAACAACTTTTATATCTTTATCTTTAAGATCTTGATATGTAGCAGATTTATACCAAGTTTCTTTTAGCGTTTCTTCATTAGTAAAATCAAGAGCTTGACCTCCTTCTGATTGCCAATTGGATTCTGCATGCGCTCTGTATATAGCTTGTCCTTCTGGAGTATTTGGATAGACATGTCCATGTATAGATGTTTTAGTTTTACCATCTGCAGATTCAGTAAATCTAGGATTTTCTAATTCATTACCTTCTTTATCAACATTATTCCAAGCTTGATCATACGAAAGTATATATGGCTTACCTTCTGGTGTATGCATTACTTCATCTGGAGCATTTTCTATGGCCCATTTAGTCCTTGGATCTATTTCCCATCCATCTTCTGTTTCTTCAATTTCTTGCTCTAAACAATCACAAGGCGTTTTGTCTTCACAGTCATCTATTATTTTTTCTATTATCTTAGTTTTAGTAATTTTTTTGTCTTTTATTTTTTTAGCATCCTCAAGTAATTCTTTTTCTGCTGCAACCATGCCACGTTTATTTAGCATTACATAACCAGCTCTTTTACCTTTTAGTCTTTTAATTAACTTTTGTGCATCTTCATGAGATAACTCTCCAGCAGCTTCCAACTCAGCTTCCATAAGTTTATTAAACTCATTGTTTCTTTTTTGAATCATCTTACCTAAATTGTCAGCTAAGAAGGCGCCAACTTGCGTACCCGCTTGCGCTGCCGCTAAGTTTCCAGATCCTTTTGTTGCTGCTACCTGAGCCGCACCTGATATTAATGTTTTATCTGCCATATTATATTATTTATTATTATTGTGCTACACCATCTATATAATACTTACCGTCTTTGTAACCAGTAAATAATCCACCACTATCTGTTCCGTCACCCGTACCAGCTCCTGATTCTCCAAATATACCACCACCTTGTAAACCTTCACCAAATCCAGGTACCATTTTAGCTGCACCCATTATACCACCTGATATAGCGTCGAACTTAGCTTGTTTAGCCGCTGCTACTTGACCTGCAGCTGCTGCTGTTCTTTGTTGTGCCATACCTAATAAAGTACCAGTTTGTTCTGTTTGTTGCTTTCTTGAAATAAGCTCACCTTGTCTTTCCATGCTTTGTATTTGCCCAGCCATTTGTCTTTCAGCCATTTGGTTCTGAGCTTCTTGCCTACCTATATCAGCTGATTGTTGTTGTGCTGCTATTTGCCCCTGTTGAGCTAATGCTTGCGCTAAACCAGCTATACCACTACCACCCGCAGCGCCTCTAAGATTAGCCATTACATTGGCTTGAGTCTGTTGAAATGATTGTCTTTGAAAATCTGCTTGTTGTTGATTAACAGTTAAGTCTTCCATTGTATTCTCCATATTAAGATAAGGATTACTAGTATCTATGTTTGCATAAATATTTTCTAATTCCTTCATCTTCTTTTGCTCTTTCTTCATTTTTCTTTTAGCTCTTCTTTCTTCTTTTCTAGCTTTTATAGCACCAAATATACTTGAACCTATAGATGTGGCTATACCTAAAGGTGTTGCGGCTTGATCTAAAAAATTCATAAGCCCGCCTCCAACAGGATTCGTTCCTTGTGGTAAAGGCCCATACTGTGGCGCACCACCATAATTAGAGCCGTCTGCTAATACATTAAATGGAGAATTATCTTTTTTTGACATAATTTTATTTTATATTTATCATTATAATAGTTACATTTTTTAGTAGTTATTTACTACTTTCTGCTACCTCACAACTAGTCGCATACATCTCCGCTTTAGATGTGTCACTGTTTACATATTTAACAGAAGCGTAGTAACCTACAGGTGATACACCGTTTATACCAACAGCGCCATCATTTGTTGAACCTGATAACGTGTTAAATGCTGTTCTAACTCTATCACTTTTTACAAAAAATATATATTGATTATTAGCTGTTGGTTGCTCTGTTTCATCATCCATTTCAAATGTTATAGTAGTTGTTAGCGTACCATTAGACAATGATGTTGTATGATCTATAGCTTTTATAGGACCCATAAGCACTAATGGTGCTTCAGCGTTAGGATTGTTTACTTCAAAACCACCCGTTGCATTACCCATAGCGGCGTAGTATCCTATATCACCTATTTGTAAAGATGGATATTGATTTCTTGGAAATTGATATATTACGTCTGGCATATTTTAAGTGCTTATTAAGTTATCTAAATTTAAAACCATGGTGGTATCTTCAGAGCCGAATTTCTTAATTAAAACATCGAATGCCAAAGTATACACGTGTGATGGTGAGGAAACAACACCGCTAACTATATTACCTATTAATATTTGAGTACCTCCGTTATCAGCTGTAACACAATTTGTCCAATTACTAGCTGTAGTACCATCTGCGTTAAGTAAAAGTAAATTAGAAAAAACAGGTTGATTATCAATAGTAACAGCGTGTGAAGAAGCTACTGTATAAGTTAATCTAAAAAAGTCTCTTCTTCCGCGATCTTTACCAGCTTTATAATAAGATATTACAGATGTTCCACTAGCTGCTGTAGCTGTTAAACTTTCTCTAAGTTTACTAGCTGAAGTATTAGCTCTACCAGTTATACTAACATCTGCTGGGGCTGTTATTTTAGCATTAGCTGTAGTTGCTGTTAATTTTAAAACAGGATCTTTATATTGATTAATTGTTTTATGTGGTATTTGTATTGGTATTCTAGAACCTAAAGTAGTTCCAGCTTTTGGATATATGTTTATATCATAACTTTCTTGTCTTCTAAACACAGCAACTGCGTCATCAGCAGCTTGAACAGTTGTATCTAATTCGCACCTTGTTGATGTTAGCACTTGAGCGACTTTAACTATGGTATTAGTAGGTATCGCGTCCATAAATAATCTATCACCTACTTTAACGTCGGCTATACTATCAAATATAGCAGTGGTACCACTTAATCCGCTACCCATGTCTAAGGCTGTCGTTCTTATTACTTCATTATATGCTGGAAACTCTTGAATTATAGCACAATAAGATATATTTGATTTTTTTCTACCTCTTGAAGTTATTTTTTTATTAATACCTTTAACTACACCAAAAGGTGTATTAACATCAACAGTGCCTAAACCCGTGTCAGGCGCATTAGGATTTAATAAAGAACTAGGATTATTTAATATAGATACCGTAGGATCTGTCTTCTTAGTTATAGTAAGATCAAACTCTGCGCCATCATTACCATATACTAAAATGTTTTTAGTATCACCTCTTTCTGATATACTATCTCCTGAACACTCTATGCTTATTACTTCTTTTACTGAAACTGGTTCTAATATAGCGTTGTATTCTAAAGAAAAACTTAAAGGATTAATAGCGTCTACATTATAACTATTTCTATAAAATAAATTAAAAGTATAACTAGTAACTCTTTTATTAGCATTTCTACTAGAACTAGATAATTTTAATCTTAAATTAGATAATGATTTTATATTGTTATAATTAAATCCATTATAAAATTTCATTACAGGTTTTTTTGTAAAGTAATAACCAGTGTCAGCCGTTATCACTACCGTAGCTATTTTGGTTGATGTACCTCTTACAACATTACCTGTTACAGTATTATTAATAACATCAAAGTTACCATCAGTACCAACATTATTTACCGTATCAACGGTATAATTAGTTTGAGCTGTAACTGTTACGCTACCATTTTTATTTATATTTTTATCGTCAATTAAAACAATATTAGTATTAACGGTTGTACTAGTTTCCTCGTTCCATTTTTTAGCTTCGCCAATAAAATCTAAAACTATTTTATTTCTTTTAGCTACAACAAAAGTATCTGCAAAAGTAGCTACCACTTTAACTTCATTACCAGGTTGACCAGCTGTCTTAGTATCAGTGAAAGTAACAGCTGATATACCATTTGGTAAAGATGACATAGAAAAATCACTAGCAGTAACAACATAACCTTTATCGGGTAAAATATTTATACTAGCTTCAGTAATCATATTTTTATTAAAAATAGAATCACCTATAGTTTCTGTAGCCTTAAATCTAGTTGTTGTATAATTAGCCATATTTTTTAATCTTCTTCATTTTGTGGATTGTTTCCTTGTACTTCTACGTTTGCTTCAGTTTGAGTATCAGTAGGATCTTCTAATATAAATCCTATACCTTGTACATTAAACGCAGCAACGTTACCAGTTATTGCTGTTGTATCTAAATTATTAACAGTAGTTACCTCACCGTGAATAAAATTAAACCACTTATTTTCTTTTTGTATAAATTCAGGTACAAAACCATTTTGTAAATCAGTATCAAAAGAATTTACTTTCCATCCATTTTGATTTGATAGATTATAATAATTTCCATCTGTATAAACAGTGCCTAGTGGATTTTCAACGTCATAACCAACTGTTTGTGTAAACGGTTCAATATTAGCTCTTGATCCTTCATAATTTATAGCCTTAAACGATTTAACTGTATCAGGCATGTCATTAAATGTAACTTCTATTTCAGATTGAAACCCAGCTCCATAGAAGTTATTTCTATTTACGGTTTCATCATGATGCATCCATATTTTAGTAAGTGGAGATCCATTTTGATTTTGCGCCTCAACGGTAGCGCCAGAACCACCAGCTTGATCACCTCTATGAAAAGGAAGTGGAGCTGTAAAATATTTACCACTTACAGAAGAGCCACATGCAAAAACAAAAGATTTAAAACTAACCCACGCTTTGCCGCCTTCATTAAATGTTATAGTTTGAGGTTTAACAGCTTGGCTACAACCGCATCCACAACAGGTAGTACAAGCACATACTGTTTCACCTTGCTCAACTTCATTTATACTGAGTGTTACATTGTATTCACCATTAACGACATCATATGTACCTATTATATTATCACACTTAGGTAAAAACTCTCTAAAATAAGTTTTCATACCTACGTTAGATATAGGTGTTAATCCGTCACCAGATAATCTTAATACAGCGCCTCTTTGTTTATCTGTAAAATATAATCTGTATGTATCAGTTGCTAATGACTCTGGATTTTTAGATATTCCATAATCACCTACAAATGGTATTGCTGTACCTAATACTCTATCCGTAGCAGTAAGATTTGTGTTTCCATCAGCATTGAATAAAGCATCTTTGCTTGCTAATACTTTTAAAACTTTATCTTCACAAAATGTAACTAAATTAGTATCCCTTGTTTTTAATCTTTGTATAGAACCATATATTGGGTTTAAACTTTTAGTTATTTTTTCAGCCATATTAAACTGATTTAAACCATTGATTCCAGATGTAGAGTTAAATATCTCAGATGAATGTATCAGATTGCTGCTTAGATGCTCTTCTCTGTACTCTAAAAACGTAGAAGATACTCTAACACCATTATCTATTTGTGGTGCATTAAAGTCATCTCTAATTCTATCTGACTCAACGCCATTACCAAACGAGTAGCAATTAAACCAACCTAAGTCTACATCAAATTTCCAAGTATCTCTTTCTATTCTAAACCAACCGGTAACGTCTATAAAAGTAAATCTACCAGTACCTTTTACTAAAACAGGTTTATTAACTATTACTATAACTTGTTGTTGATTAGCTGTAACAAGTATATCTGTAACAAAAGTGCCAACATCAGTGTTGCCACTTATAACTTCCATACCTTCTGTTATATTCATGTCCGAAACTGTACCACCACCACCATTAGTCCAATCAGAAATATCAAAAGTTATACGATAAGGATTTAATTCTTCGGTTAAAAGATTAACACTATCACCTGTTATAGGTCCGTATCTATCAGACTGTACAGGTACGTCAACTATATTATCAAACGCGTTACCATAAACTCTAGGCTTCATATGATCTAATACTTTTGATCTAGTCATCAAAGCATATCTTTTATTAGTATTACTATGATATCCTATATGATGAAAAGCAACAACATCACCTATTGAAACGCCTCTAGCATCGGTAAAAGTTATTATTTGCGTAGTCAAAGCTTTTGCGCCATCTGGCGTATTTTTAACTATGTGAACACAATCGTCACCAAGTGTTCTTTGTACATATGCGTTAATAAAATTAACAGGGTGTACACTACCATTAGCTAAAGTTCTTCTATCAACATGAAATAAACAAGCATTGTCTATATTATAAGATGGATCTACATATTCGTTAATATTGTTCTTTGTTAAATACATTGGTATACCTCTACTAGCTTCGTAGTATATATCAACATCAATGTTTTCTTTTGGTTCTGTCTCCCAACAAGCTGAACTAGTTGCTACTGTATCTTCTAATAATTCACCTTCATTTACTTCGTCTAGTACCTCTATTACGAATCCCTCGAGTCCAGTGTGTTTTACTTCACCTCTTGGATCCCATCTTGAAATATCTACACCACGAGAAGTATCTGTAACACCATCTGTACCTACTCTACCAAATCTTGTTATTATAGAATGTCTTTTTTGTGGATACAAAGCATCATAATCTCCATCTACTTGTTCGCCACTAAGCGGGAAGTTAACAGCCCCGCTTATTGATATAGGCCCTTCTACAGGACCCATTTGTGCCGTAACAGTGTATTCTGCTAAAAATTGAACCCAAGACGCAGGATAATTTGTATCATTTATCTCTATAGAATTACAAGATGGATTTTGTACTAAATAATCGTCCATAAAAGCTTGGGCTTGCTCTGCACCACTTATACCACTTTCCAAAAATAAATCAGTATATGTATAGCTATCCCACACATCACTTTCAGGGGTATTACCTGTAAACAATTGAGTCATTGGTATAACTCTATACACTGTTTGATCTGGATCACCTTGGAATCTAAACAAAGTACCAGGTTCTTGCATTATTGATTTAAATATACTATCTTTTCCAGCTCTAAAACCAGATCCGTCTTTAGTACAAGTAGATAAAGTTAATTGACCAAAATTATCTGGTTCTGTACATCTACCAATAGATAAACCAGCTGGCTGCCAGTTACCACCAGCACCGGCATAATTAAGTGGCCCAAGTCCCGAACCGTAAAATTGTAGTATCGATCCTTCAAGCGATCCACCTGGTGGCACATCTTCTGGTAAATTAACATAATCAAGTTCTTGAAAATAAACATAATCAGAGTAGCAAGGTACTTGATCCACAAATATACTCGGCGCGTTACCTTCTTCAACTTGCTCTGACCACCACTCCCAAAATAATTCAGTTGAATCAGTATTACCAATACCAAAGTTTGGTACGCCATTTGGCCATGAGTCTATATTTGCTTCTGTAAAACCAGCAACATCTTCACCATTAGCGTCAGTTGGCCAAGCAAAAGTAGCTTGAGGTCCAGCTCCATAAAAAGGTGAATCTTGTGCTGGGTTAGAATCCCAGTTAGCTATATAACCTATTGAGTAAGTATCTTGCACTTGATAGTTACCTGTGCCGGCTGATATATTTAAAACAGCTTGACTAAGTACTTCGTCTTTTAATATCTTAACAAAAAATCTACCATCAAACTGAGGTTTGTTTTCTACAACTTCATCTTTAAATTCCATGAAGTATTTTATTTGATCAGCTGCGTTATCACCATCACCTTGATCTACGTCATCAACATCTAACTCAGCTGGATTACTAAGTACAGCTTGTATTTTAGTAAACATATTTACATCATCTGCTGAATAAACCTCTCTAATATCACAACCTCTTCTAGAACCAGTTGCTTTAATTCTAGACGCTGTTCTCCAAGGACTAAACGCCTCTATAGGATTATTTGCGTCTCCACCATCTGGGACGTATGTACCAACTATTCTTACTTTTATAGTGCCTTTAAAATCAGTTGTTGTTATACCAGGTCCATTAGATTCTGATAAATCTACGCCTCCAAAATTATCATCAGAAGTTCTTATTTTTCTTGTGCTAATTAATCCATCAGGAACACCATCAGTTATTTGTGTTCCTTGTTCTACGTCATATATACCTTGTCTATCTATTTGAACCCTACCCATTGTTCTATGATCTGTTTTCACAAAATCAGGAGCTTCATTTGCTATAGCTAATATTTTATATCTAGCTCTTTCTGCCACAGGGTTTTGATTACCATGTTCATTTTTTAATATTAAATAAGTTTGTTCGTCAACTTTATTTCTATCAACTGAAGGGAAAGCTAACCATATATTACCATCACCCGCATCATACCATCTGTCTAGTACTAAATTATAATATTCATTGCTAGTTTCTTTTACGTAATATTTAACATAGTCTATCCAGTTTAATGGACTAGAATTACCATTAGATCCCCATTGTTGTTTAACGTTAAACTTATTACTAAAATGAGCTAAACTTTTTTCAACACTAATATCACCAGATACTAGTTCACCTTCTACTACTTTATAACCATTAGCAATAACAGGTGTTTCTCTACCATATCTATCGCCAAACACCATACCGAACTTGTAGCTTCTTAATGACTTTACAGATTTTTCTGCTCTAGGGAAATTTATTTCATCACTAACTACTAGCTGTTTTAAACCTACTACTTTCTTTATATCATAACCTTGAGTATAATTACCATAAACAAGTCTGTTAGCTGTTATCTCTTGTGTTACAGCAGTTTTAGGTACATTGTCATAACCTCTAAATAATTGATTAGTTGGTAATACTCTATGTATCATTTCAGAAGTAATAACTAAAGCGCCCGTATTTTCTAACTCACCTTCTATTAAATCTGGATCCACATAATCCTCCCACTCTGAATCTATTTCTCTAGTTATAGTTTTAACTATATAAACATTTTGATCATCAGTTGTTTTCCAAAGTATATCAATAGCTTGTACATCAAGTGGTCTAATTGAAGTATCAGGTATAAAATCTTTAACAACTAAATACCTTAAATTATTAGACATACCATTGTTAAATCCTTGGCTAGGTGTATACGAAAACGGTCCAGGTAAAAAAGCTAATTCAGACCAAGGTGAATATGTAGAATACTCACCGTCTTCATATTTATATCTGTAAGCAACTCTACCAAATTTAGTTTCAAACAAAGGTTTCTTCTGCTCTATTAATACATTCCACAAATTCTGTTCTAAAGTTACTTGATCGTAATCATTATCTAAAAACATTATTCGTACAGTTATAGTATTATCATTTACTTCTGTAACAACAGCTTTTATAATTATTGGGTTTTGATCATAAAAAGTGTTAGTAAAAGTAAGTACGTCATTTATCCTAATATCTATACCTAAAAATACGTCATCTGTTATAGTCCTTAAAGTACCAACATTTGGTAAAGGTGGTACTAGCTCTTCATCTGTAAAGTTATATGAAACAACGAAATTTATTTCAGAAGTTCTATCAGTATTCCTCATATATAAACTAGGAGGAGACTTAGGAGCTTCTCTAATAACAGTTACATTTTCTTTTAATACATCACCACCTTCTACTACAAGTGAAGGTTCTAAATCTCTTACGTCTACTAAATCATCAGGATAAGTAGCTGTTTGATCACTAGGATCACTAACAAAAAGTTTAGTGTGCATAGGATTTGAGCTATAACCACTAAGACTAGTACCTCTTTTAGATCTTGTAATGTTTATTTTTTTAGGTTCATTTATTCCGTCTGTCCAAAATAATAAATCATTTATAAGATTTACGTTAGGTATTAAGTTTAGTTTAACACTACCTTTACTTACAATTTTCCAGTAATCAAACTCTAAAACTCTTTCTGCTACAAACTTAACCGCACTACTCCAATCTAAACTACTATTAAGATATAAATCATATAAGTCAGATACTTGTGGTTTAGATAGTGTTAAAGTATTACCTTGTATATCTACTATTTCTGCACCATTACCATCGTTGTTGTTTTCACCATTACGAAATAATAAATGCTCACCATCATTGTTTTGAATATACATAATCATACCAACTCTATATAAAGAGCCATCAATAACGTTTATTTGAGTAAAACCTGGTGAAGGTGGTTGAACAGCATCATCAGCAACGGATATACAATCGTGCCATCTACCTGTTACAGCATACTTATCAATAAATATAGGATTAGTTGATTCATTAACCGCGTCTAATTCTATTATACTATCAACCCATATTTTTGGAGACGATCCTTGAGTTATAGCATCATCTACATTATTATGCGGGTCAAAGTCTTCATCATTAGAAACTAATTCGCTGTCAGCTATTTGATTGTTAGTAATAACATCGTGTGGTAAGTATTCAAAGTCTACAATAGGTATATCAAGCCCGTTGTTTGTAATTATTGGCCAAGGAGCGGCCGCAAGAAAATACGCCTTATCGTTTTTTTCATCAGCTACGCTACCTAAAAATCTAGTTATATTAGTGTTGTTTTCACCTTCCGCGTCAACACTTTGGTTATAACCTATAGTTTTATATATTTCAGGTGTAAAGTTATTATTACCTTTTATATTTTGAACAGTACCAGCATCACCAATGCCAGTGCCTTCGCCATCAGTAGTTCTAACTTGTATATTTAAAGCGTCTCTATATTCACCGTTACGAACTAATCTCTCATCGAGATCTTTGTTCATTTTACCGGCTGTAAATGTTCTTTTAATTTCCGGCATAATTACTTAATTTGTTTACCCATACCTCTAAGTACTTGAGTAAATTCTTCTATCTTAATATTTGATAATCTTATTTTTGCTTTTCTAGTTTCAGCAAATCTTTCTTTTTTGTATCTTTGTACTAAATATTCTGGTATATTAGATTTTGTAGATAATATACCGTATGCTATATGTTTGTAACAAGCTTCTTCACAAAACTTATGTACAATCATTTCTGAGTCTGTACCTAAACCATCACTAACATAATGAAGTGTTACAGTTACGCCAGCTAATGCTGATCCAAATTTTATCAACCCTCTTAAGTTATCTATAAAAAAACTACCATTCATTTGAGCGTGGCTTGGATCTAAACCATATCTTCTACCCTCTACAGATATCTCTATATCAGAGGCATAATTTATATCATACATTTGATAATTTATTGGTGATTGACTTTGAAAATTTGTAGACGTATTACTTGGTATTTGCTCTGTTAAAGTATCAGTTACTTCATCACTATCTGTATCTGTAAACTGATAGTTACCATCACTGTCTTGAGATATAGCAAATGGATCTGAAGTTCTATTAGCTGGATACAAAGGTCTTTCTAAACCATCTTCACCTATTCTAACTAGCTTTATGTAATTAACGTAATCTTGAGGTAATATCATTGACAAAGTGTTGGGTACTTCTATCTCTTGAGATTTAAAAGATTTAAGCACATCGTATGATAACTCTTGTATAGCACGCATGGCATGAAACTGTACATCAGTTCTATTTGCTTTAGATATTATTTTACCCTCTCCAACATATACATACATAAAAGCATTTATTATGTTTTCTAAAGTAACAAATTGATAATTACCATAATTACCACTATTACTTGATGCGTAATATTGAGCTTGTGTTGTTCCGTCTAGTAATCCCATAATTAACTATTTTGTTCTTGTTTAGTCATTTGTAATCCTGCCGCAGCTGACTGTTGTATGTCAGGTTGTTTCATTGTAAATCCTGCTAACATTAATATTTTATACACTAAGTGTTCTTCTTCTGATCCGTGTAACTCAAAGTTTTGTAAATCACTAGCGTTAGCATTAAACATAGCTTTGTTATTTAATACTATGTATGTCCAGTTAGGAGCCGCTGGTTTTTTATAATAGCTTACTTCAAATTGCTCTGTATCATTTAACGTTGATGGTGTTAAATTTAAACTAGCCACCGTGTTAAAATTATAATCAGATTGTGTAGGTTCTGGATATATATGTACTACACCAGAATCTTCTCTTACAAAAACAGATCTAGATTTATTAGCTTTTAATAAAGGTTGGTTTTGAGTATAAGCTATTTGAGTTTTGTTTACTTGAGTTACTTGATTACTGTTTCTAGTTATACTAATTATTTTATGAGTACTAGCAGGTAACGTTAAATAATTATTAGTAGTATCATAATTTACAGTTTCATCTACATGAAAAGGATGTAACTTTTCTTCTATCATTTCTAATTCATCAGCATAATCCATTTGACTTTTAGGTTTACGCTCTGTCATTTTAATCTTATGAAAGTAATCATTAAATATTTCAAGCTGAGCTTTATCAGAATATAGATTAAATTCTTGTGGGGTTATATAACCTCTTTGCTCTTTGTTTGCTAAAGCTAATACTTTTTGATATACACTATTTATATTTACCATTTTTTACAATATATTTTACTATATTATAGTTACATAATAAAGCGGAAGGTTAGCCCCTAAATAAAAATAGCCACCCAAAATGAGTGGCTATTAATATTGTTTAAAATTGTTAATTCATTCTTTTTTCTATATTAGAATAAATTTCCATACCTTCATCAGTTTTAAACCATGAAGCTAAAGCTGAATATGGGTGTTCATCAAAAGGTACTGTCATTAACTTTCTATCATTTGATCCCCACATAAAATATCTTTGATCGCTAGATAATCTTAATATACCAGCCTCAACAGCTTTAATACCAAAGTTTCTAAGTTGAACATTTTCATCTGTTGTTAATTCTATAAATAACTTAGGATTTTTTCTAGCAAAAAGAATTAAATCTCTTCTTAATTCTTTAGAACTTAAGTTATTTACCTCAGATCCAATCTCAGCTCTCATTATAGCTTCAGCCATATCTATATCTAAATCTTTAGCTATTTTAAGTGCCTCAACTTCAAACTCTAACCAATCTAATTGACTTTTAGCTAACTCAACTGGTTTAAATTCATAGAACAATTGGCCATTATGAGGGTGATACAAAGATAAAAATTTTTGCAACGTAACCTTTTCTTTAGGAACAAACAAACTACCAGTTCTAAAAACTATATGCTCTAATCTTTGTTGACCTTTCATTTCGTCAACAAAACAAGTGCTTTGGTTTTGACAGTATTTTATTTCTCTTTCGTATCCTTTTTCTTCATCAAACCAAAATAAATTAGCGGATCTTATAGAGTGTGATAAAGGTTTTTTTCTTCCTTTTAAATAATAAACTCTATCTTTTATCTCCCAATTATCTTTTGGTTCAGCTTTTGTTTTAGGAGCTTCAACCTTAGGTTGTTCAACAACCACTGTTTCTTCAACTACAGGCTCTTCAACCTTAGTTGTTACTTTTTTCTTTGCCATAATATAATATATAATATAATTAATAAAAATATAAGGGCGATACTAGACCGCCCTTATAAATAAATAGTTTTACTTCATTAACATAAAGTTGTTTGCACCTTGAGTGATTAAACATCTTTCTGATAAAAAGTGAATCTGCATTGCATCTAATGCTGATGTAGCAGCCCCAACAGAACCTGTAGTCCAAGTTTTCATTTTTCTATTGTCTGTTTGAGAAGCTCTATATCTAACGTGCAAGAAAGGTCTTTTTAAGTTTTTACCCATTTGTTGGTCATAAACAGTAGTAACACCTGCAGGTATCATAACACCTCTAATTGCGTTAGCACCAGCAGCAGCGTTAATACCACCTCTTGTAGCTAGATCATTTAAGTATCTAAAGTCAGATTTATAAAAATCATAAGAACCTCTTCTAAATCCTGAGAAACCTAAATTTAATGCCATATCTTCTGAGTTGTCAAATACTCCGTAAGAAGTACCACCAGCTCCATAAGAATTCATTGAAGCTAGCATGTCGTCAATAGCTAAACTAGTAGCTCTGTTAACAAACATCATGTATTCTTCAATAGCACCTTGCTTATCAAACTCAGCTAAGATAGCGTCAAACTCAGCTAAATCAGTAGCAGCGTTAACACCAGTAACACCAGAAGTAATATTACCTCTATCTTCAATAGCGTCAAATAAACCTTGACTACCAATTGGAGTAGAACCAGCAATAAAAACCTCATCAGCATGAGAAGTACCGTCTTTAACAGCTTCTAACATTGCCATTTCTAAGTAATCAGTAAATCTTGCTCTTGTATCAGCTTCAGCTTTTAAGTACCATAAATAACCTGATTGCCCAGCTTCTGCTGCAACTTCAACCCAACCAATTCTAGAAGCGTCTGATCCAGATACTTCGTAATAATCTTTCATAATAATTGGTTTGTTTGAAAATGATTTAAAATCAGGTTCGTTAGCTGTTCTTGAGTCAGCAGAGTTTCCACTTGTAGACGCCGTAGCGTTAGAAAAGTAAGAAGTACCTTTTGCGTATTCAGAACCATAAACTAAAATAGTTGTCGCATTATCAGTTGTTTGATCCGATAAGTTATCAACAGTATATGGAGAAACGTCAATAACGTTATCATTTACTTTTATAACTAAACATTTAACAACGCCGTTAACAGAGTCAGCTACTATAATAGTATCATTAACTCTAACACCGTGATTAGCTGTTGAGCCACCAGATGTAATAGTTACACCATCAATATTTTTCTGTAAAGTTATTTGAGAAGCAGCGCCAATAGAGTTAACGTTAACACCACCTGCCGTAGCAACTTTACCAGTATATGATAAGTGTAATCTTCCTTGTTCAGACCAAACAACCTGATCAGATTGCATAGCCTCTTCCGCTCCAACTTTAGATAAGAAACCAGAAATAGTTCTCGGTCCGAAAACTTCAGCTTCTTTTTCCATTAAGTCAGGCAGGTATTGTTGTGACCAATCATTTGTGCCACTTGTAAAATCGATGTAGTTTGTTGATAATGCTACTTGCTGAGGAGCAGGAACACTATTCAAACTAGGTCCACCTGTAATTGCCATAATTTATAATTTTTTAAGTTAATTTTTCTTTCTAATTTTAAAAGATCTGTTTTTCATATCAGAAGAAGATTCACCTAAAGCTCTTACTTTAATACCACCTACGTTAACCTCGCCATGCGTTTGTCTAGGATTAAGATTTATATTTTTATCTTTAGCTATCCTTTCCTTAATTGCATCAGCTTTACCTTGCTCGTAAAAATGTTTAGCAATGCTATCAGCGTTCATAGCGGTATATAAAGACTTGTGATAACCCTCAGCATCTTCAATGGTTGTACTATCATCGCCAACAAACTTGTTGACAAAATTATTAAGATCGCTTTGAGTTTTCTTTACTTTATCTACATCTTTAACATTAAACCTATATTTTTTATCTCCAACATTATATTCAAAACCTTTGAAATTTTGTCCAAAGAAACTGTCAGTTTTATTTAAAAATGTTCTATTACTTTTTTCAGTAAGTTTCTTCTGATTTTCAGAATCTTTATTGTATTTATGATAAAAATTAATAGCTTCTTGTTGTTCATCGGTCAACTTTGAACCAGCTTTAATTTCTTCATAGTATTTAGACTTCTGCCCGTCTAAGTAGGCTCTAGCCTCAGCAACTTGCTCTTTAAGGGCTATTTTCTTTTTACGTATTTGTTTTTCATCATCAACGCTATCATCATAACCAAAGTTATCTTCTAAAAGAAAACTTCTTTCTTCTGGCGTTAAGTGAGATTTAGTACTTCTATAGTACTCATCTAATACATCAGAGTCGTCCATTTCTTTAACGTCCCTGTTTAATTTTACATAGTCGTTTAAATCACCACCAGTTTCGTTCATAAACTCCACTAGCTTTTGTACCCCTTCTGGTAAAGGTTTTCCAGTTGTTTCTGATTCAGCTATCGCCTCTTCGACAACTTCTTGTACTTCTTGAGTTTCCTGTTCTGTAACTTCTTCCATTACTGGTTGCTCAGTTTCAACTGTTTCTTCAGTAGATTTTTCGTCTATGTTTACTTTTGTTATATTATCCTCTTGTTTTACTTGAGGAGCTTTATCTAAATCTATTTTAATAACATCTGGATTATCAGCGCTATCGAATTTAGATTCATCTATTGTTTCTTCTACAACCTCTTCAATTGGTTGCTCTTGATTTTCGTCTGTTGTTTCTTCAACAGAGTCAGTTACTTCTTCAGTAACTTCTTCGTTTAGTTCTATCATAATAAAATTTTATAAAATATTAAATGTTATTCACGGGTAAACTTTTCCATATTGGCGCTTCCCGTAAGTATATCATTACCTGATGATTCAAAACTTTTAGTGGAATCACCCTGTTTTCTTTTGTCTATCATTTGCATTTGTCTATCAGCTTGCTGATCTATTCTTTGATCTCTTCTATCTTCTCTCATCATTTCCATAGATCTATTGTTTTGAGTTTTCATACCTTCTAATTGAGAATTTAAATTAAACTCAAATTGCATTAATTCTTTTTTAGCAGCCACTTCTTGTTTTAAGTAAGCTATTTTCATTTGATTTCTTGACTGCTCCATTTGGGCATCTATTTGCATTTTTTGTTGATTCTTTTGCATTTCAGCTTGAGCAGCAGCTTGTTGAGCTTGTTGATTTGCTTGAGACTGCGCTTGTATATTTTGTTGTTGCATTTGTTGATCTCTCTTTTGCTTTTTCTTTCTTTTAACTTTCAGCATTTGATTAGCTAATTTTACGTTTCTTATGTTACGTAAATCTATAGCGTCATCTAAATCAATACTACCTTGTTGTAGTGACATCTGTATATTGTTTTCTAGTAAAGCTTTTTCTTCTTCATCAGGTAATAACTCTATAAATATACCAAAATCATATAGATGTAACTCGGACATTTCTTTCAACGTAGCAACATTATGAGCACCTAATGCTCTTATGAAGGCATCTTTAGTTGGGGAATATTCTATTATGTCTGCTATACGTAGCGATAGACATTCCGCGACTTCAGCTGTTATATATAACATTGATTGAAGTATGTGTCTAGTAGCTGTATTAGAGTTAGCGGCTGCAATTTTTTGTACACCAACTAAAGCGTTTCTATCTGGAGTACTAGCATCTCTAGCTTCATTTAGCCCGGTTGTATCTCTAATCATTTGAAGATAATAGTTGTAAGTAGTTATTAAACTTTGTATCTTACCACTATTAACTCCGTTGTTTATTTGCTGTATAGGTACTTTACCAGGATTACCATCTCCATCGCCTGTGAAACTTCTACCAACTATACTACCTGTTTGAAAAAACATATTTAAAGCCTCTTGTGGATTATAGTTAGTGCCATTACCTAAATCAACTTCAGCTAAACCGTCAACATCAAGATATACACCATCTGGTACCATACGTGCCATTACTTGTTGTAACTTTAAATGAGTTAACTGAATCATATCAGCAAAACTAGTTACTCTACCTACTAATGATTCAATTCTACCTTCATACATTCTAGGCGCTACAACTTGATAATTCATTTTAACTCTACTAAAATCAGAATCAGTTCTCATCATGTTATCACACATTTTCCATCTTAATATTTTATCAGCACCTACTAAATAAACGCCTTCATATAAAGATTCTACTACCCTTTCTAATTTTTGAAACTCACCTTCTTTATTAGCTGGTGGATTAAATGTGTCATCTTTTTCTATAACTTTATCACCTCCGCTACCAGTAGTTTTTAACTTATAAACATTATTCATATGAGTTTTATAGTTAAAGTAAATTACTTGCACTTTGTTTTTATCATCGTGCTTATTGTAATTATATGCATTATATCGTTTGTCAAGTAATTCTTTTATTTCTTTCTCTGTTAACTCAGGAAATTCTTTTACTAATTCATTTATTGGTAGATCTTTTACTTCACCTATATAATATATATCTTCAAAATAAGGTGATTCAGTATAAGAGTAAACCAAGTTAGCTGGATCAACATATTCAGCTTGTGCTCCACTACTAAAATCAAACGTAGTCTTTGTTGCAGCTATACCTAATACAGTTAAATCATATAAACATCTTCTTCTTATTAACTCATAATCGCTATTTTCCATTAAAGTGTTTATAGCTTGTTCTTCAGCTAGCTCAACAGCTTGTTTGTAATTAAGTTGCATGTGTAGCGCTAATTCTTCTTCAGTATCTGGTATAACATCAGGATCGTTCTCAGTTAGTTCTACTTCAAATTGTTCCCTAGCTATTTTGTCAAAATTCTTAGCTCGCATGTCTGTTAATAATGACTCCATATACTCCGTACGTTTAGTAACTCCGTATTTATCTTGAGAAAAACAATTTATCTCATAGTTTCTTTGTGCCATACCATTTACAACGATATCTACAAACTTAGGTATTATAGGAACAGGTTTCCAGTCTAAGTTTAAATAAGATAAATCACCATTTATGGATAATTCATTTTTATATTTTTGTATAGGTTGCTCTCCTCTAGCATATAGCCTTAGTGTATGAAAATTATTTTTGTGACTATAATACTTTGATGTCGTGCCTGAAAACCATTCATGTCTTATTGCTCTTGCTACTTTTAAACCATATTCCTCGCTTAACTTTTCTAAGTCGCTAACAGCTTGTGATGGGAAATTTATAGAGTGTTCTAGTCTCATATTTTACTTTTAATTATCTGTGATGAAAATCCTTTGTTATTATATTTTGATATATGCAGGTTTAAAGGTTTCTTTTTATGATCTGGATTTGGTTTATATAAATGTCTATTACAAGCCATTATTGCTAACCCAGAGCTTATTGACGCATCATGCCTAGTTCTTCTATTTATATCAAACTTCGACCAGTCATTTAATGTTTCATTAAAATACATAGTACCGTAAGTACCATCTTGTAATAAACCAACGTGATCGTTAATATACATTTCAATAGCAGCTGCATGAGCTTGTTTTATATCTTCACTAGAGTTAGGTATTCCACCAACCTCTTTTTCTGCTACTGATAGTTTGTTCCAAATTTTATCTGGTCTATTCATACTAAATCCTCTATAACCTCTTCTTCTTAAATAGTACAATAATCTTGGTTTATTATTTTCTGCAAGTATTGGCATGCCGTAAAATACTAACGACATTAAAACGTCTTCAAAAAATATTTCAGCCGTTTGTGGTCTTGCTATGTACTCAAGGAAAAAAGTGTTTGCTGGAGCGTCTTCCATTGAAAACTTTGTTAATCCGTGCAAAGCGCCTTTTGAACCTCGTTTATCTACTGTTCCAGATATATCGTATGAGTCACAACCAAATGCGCCCATGTGTTCGTTACCTGGATACCTCACGCCATTTTTAATAATAACGTTATTTTGTAATTTAACACTTGGTACCCAACTTACTTTAAACCTACCACCAGGATCTGGGTTAAATGCAACTAATGTATCTTTTTTACCATTCAACCACTGAAAATTACCAATTGTTATTACTGATGAGTTTCTGTTTCCTTCATTATAATCTATTTGCTCATATATTTTTATAAGATTAAATAAACTATTTTTAGTTTCATCTCTAAATGCATGCTCTTCAGTTCTTGGAAATTGGCGGTAAAATTCATTTAAAGCGTCTTGATCATCTTTTAAACCTTCAGCTTCATTATTCCAATGATCTATAACTCCGTGCTCAATTTCTAATCCATGTGGATCAAGTGTTCGTTCTCTACGAGTGTTGAATACAGGTTGTCCGTACTCGTCGATGAAACCTTCGTAATTCCATTCCATAGGAATAAACAAAGAATATAATCCTGACTTAGTCTGTCCATTGCGATTTCGTTTTGTAACATCTGAATTATTATATAAGTTTTTAAAATTATCACCTCCTTTATCTAGTGCATTACTAGTACTACCCATCATACACTTACCAACTACTCTACTACCTAATCGCAAACAAGTTTTTGTAACTCTCCAGTTATTTTTTATATTATCAGGTCTTTCCCATTTGCCACTTTCATCGTGCACTAACAACGAAAGCTTTTCACCATCATAACTATTATCACCTGTATTCTTCCAGTCTATAGTTGTGTCTAGTCCTTCAACGTCATCCATTTCTTCACGCTCACGTATTTTCTTACGAGTAAACTTTTTAGCTGGAACTCTATATGCAAGTTCGGACTTTGGTCGGTCCATACCATCTTGTATCGGTTTAAAGAAAAATGGATAGTTGAGACTTATTGGTACAACTTTATCTGTAAACATCTTTTTAGCATCAGCACCTGTTTTTGATAGTATACCAAATCTACTATCACTGGCTAGTGTTGCTAAGTTAACAGTTTCTGCAGAACTCATAAAAGAAAAACCAGAACGTCTATTTTTTAAATAACACATTCCATAACTTCTGCTATCTGCTTTACAAGCTTCCCAAAATATATAAAATAATCTATTAGCCTCTCTATAATCTGGAGCACCTACATCTATTTTACTCCATTGTAAATACATATAATGCGTGCCTGTAATATATGTTGGCTTACCATTATTCATAAACCAAAATCCTTCTTCTCTTCTTCTAAACTCTTCGTCTATATAACCGTAATGTTTTTCTTTAAAATCATCTGGATATTCTTGCCAATCAAACACAGTTTTAATTCTTTTAAAATCAGGGTTAGCTGGAAACTGTTTCCACTTTTGTTCTGATTTAACTTTACTGCAAGAGTATATTTCTTTAGGTTGCTTAGGTAAAGCTATTTGAAGTCCTTGTATTTCTATCACCTCACCTATCATGCCAGTTTTAGATATACAAACTATATCCGCTTCTTTGTTATAACCATATTTCCATTTCTTAGACTTATTAAGCCTTTTAATGGTATTTATTTTTATAGGTTCTACAACCTTAACTAATGTTTGTTCGTACATTACTTAGATCTACCTTCTGCGAATCCTTTAAACTTGTTTTCTTTTTTTTCTTCAACAGGTTTTCCCTCTAGCATATTCTCTTCTTCGTGGATTCTATTTAATATTTCAAACGCATCAAATATAGCTAACTTTTTAGTTGCTGCCGCGTTTTTTAATCTGTCAGCTGATATATCATCGTCGGAATCAACAATAGCTTCCTTAGCTACTTTGATTAATTCTTCAACTGCTTTGTGCCCAGCTTGGATTATATTCTTTTTCGTTTCCTTGATACTCATATTTAATTGTAATAAATTTATTTAATACTCGATATAGTCTTTTACCTTCTATGATAAACTCATATTCACTACTAGGTGTAAACCCAACTAATTCTTCTTTGTTGTAAGTACCATCGCTATATTTAATTATACCCATTAAAGGTTCTTCTTCTTCAATAGTTAAATTATTACTTGATATTATAGGTTGAACAAAGCTATAGCCTGGCATAGCCATCCAGTCTTTTTTCTTGTAAAGAAATATTTGATCTGCAGATATTATATACTTGTCTTCTTTCCAATAAGATCTGCTATTTTTCTCTCTACCCTTAACATCGTGCCATCTTCTAAATACATTGTGATGTAATATTACTTGGTCACGCTTGCTTATTGGTGTATCAAATAATATAGGTGTTTCTAGCACTAAAGCTAATCTATTTATAAACTGATGATTAAATATTTCAGTATTAAGTATTAACTCTTTGTCGCCAACTTTTTTAGAATTATTATATCTCTCACCTATAGGTGATACTATAAAATCTTTGTAAGCTTTCATTAGTACTCTAAGTTATACTCAACAGATATAGCCATATTTTTATTAAAGTCTTTCCATGGTATAACTACATCACCTTTTTTAATGTAAATACAATACTTATCTTCTTCTTCTATTATGTCACATATCTTATGACCTCCGTAAACCTCCTGATCCACAGCGTAGTGCATAGAATCATTCTTGTAGTCTTTACCTATAGTTATTTTTCTTATAATATTATTTTTCATCTTCAGGCCAATTAATAGTTCCGTTAGTTATGTCAATATCAAAAGAACCATACTCTTTAGTAAACACATCTTGTAAGTCTATTATTTTCTTTTGAGTTAATCCTAGTTCGTGTAATAAATTATGTTTTTGACCTTCTAATTTACCTATATTAAACTGAACGTTATTTATAACGTTTATTATTTCTTGCATTTCTTTTAAATGCTCGTCAGATATTTTATCTACCTTTGGTTTTAAGTCAACCAACTTTTCTTTTTTTCCCATTATATTTAATTTAATTTAATTTTTATTAGCAAGCTGATACATTAGATACAACACCACTTCTATAGTTTACGTTAAAGTACCTTCCTCTATCTGGCCCAACTTTAAAATGTTTGTCATTATCTACTAAAAATCTAGTATTTAGTCGCTTTCTAGTATAAACTTTATCGCCTACTTGAGGAAGAACACCACTACCATCATGGTAGTATGTTATATTAACATTAGAATTATCAAGGCTACAGGCGTCACTGCTTTGTAAAGCTGAACCTTGGAAAGCTGTAAAACCCGCGGCTGATACTTGCTCTTTTCTTCTTATTACTACTATAGCTTTATTTTTACCCCTAGACTGAGCAGATGAATTTGAGTTACCTAATGCCATTATATAGAAGCGCTTCTAGATATATAATCTGGTCTTGGTGCTACATAACATATAATATCTCCACTGTGTAGCTCTACATAGTCCCACATTCCATATAGAGTTATACCAGCTGGAAGCTCTACAGCGTCTCCACCATCTCCAGTGCCTAACACTAAACCGTCGTTGTCGCCAAGGTTTGTAACCGCACCCCAATCAGTATCTAATGTTTGAGTGTCTTCTGTCGATATAAAATGTGTATTACCCATACCTAAATCTACCCCACCATCTAATATGTGTAGTTCTTCTAGTTGAGTTATTGTAACTACCGTTATTGCGCAAACATAGTATTTAGCAGTAGCTCCACGTAAATCAAGTATTGATCCGTTACCACTTAGGTATGTTGAACCAAATTGTCCAAAATTATAAGCCGTAGCTGTTGAATTTAATCCCATAATTATTTATTATTTATTTGTTGTTGTTCGTTTTTCTTAGACGATCCGCCGAAAAAGAAATCGACAACCGTATTTACCTTGGCACTCATAGCACCGAATATTGTTGATATAAAGCTTATTTCAAATTCACCCATTTCAATATCACCCATCACAAAGTATTTAAACATCATAAAACTTAATCCAAAGTATGCTGCCGTGAAGAGTGTGGCAAGTATCTTTTGAATAAACGCATCGTCTTTATACATATCCCTAGCGCTCTTTCTGTCTTCAACTTCCTTTGCGAAAGCTTCTTTCTCGGCTTCGAGTAATACCCTTTTAAGCGCGAGTTTTGCCTCATCACGTTCTTTGTCTGTTGTAATAACTTTGTCAAGTATTCCTTCTGCATTATCTACTATTTTGCCGAATAAGCCACCTACTAAATTTTTCATTATCTTTCATTATCTTTTATCATATCATCGATAGACTTATTCATGACCTTATCGGTGTATGACTGGTTAGTAAAAAACACACTCTTTTCCGAAGTAGGTATATCTTCTTCTCCTAAAAGTATACGATATATTCTACTAATTAAGTGTGAGCACTTAAAGGAGGTTTTGAATACTGAGTATTTGATGGTTGTTCTGTTTCTATGTCTCCACGTCTCTATCCAACCATTCCTCCTTAATTTCTCCCAACGGTTCTTATCCCAACTCATTGTGTAAGTACCGTCGATAAATTCTTGACGCGTAAATCTTCCTTTACAGTCTAAGTAAATAAGAAGCTCTAAATCAGCGTCTGTTAATCCGTAAGTCTTACAGGCCCATTTACGAACGAGCCTGTAATACTTAAGGATTTGTAAATCACGTAAATCGTGACTAGTTAATCGCATTAATAGCCTGACTCAAGAACTATTGAAAGACCGTCAATTCCTAAACCTCCAAGTTCAGGTGATAATACTAGTCCCCCACCAGAACCATCTATAACTGTAATAGCTTTACCTTTATTATTGCCATTTATTATAGCGTTTATACCATTAACGATATCTTCGTACTTTCCATTATCATGAGCTATTGTTATAACGTCATCAGTTCCATCATTTTTTAAAGAATTAAATCTAAGTATAGTAGAACCAGTAGCTGATGCCTCAATACCTTTTAAAGCACTTGCTGCATACATGACTGATGTCTCAAGCCCTTGTTGTAAAGTAACAGTAATAATATCACCTGTTTCAAAATTATAGCCATTAGCTGTATCTTGAGTAACATTGTCAAAAGTGATAACACTATCAGCAACACTATTTATTGCCGAAGTAGCTAATGTTAATGCTACACCCGCTCCAGGATGACTATAGTTAGATCCGATATTACTATTAGCGCCATCGGCTGGCGTAACAGTCATGCTAGCTATTTCTGTAGCTGAAGCTATTTTAACACCTGCAGCGTCTACAGCTCCACCAATGGAAGCTACTGAAGGAGCACTTAATGCCTGCGTTGCGCTTCCTTGAGTGGAAGTGAAAGTTGCAGGTCTAAACTTTCTAAAATATAAGTAAGTTTCCATATTATGAAGTTGTTATTGCTATTGCAGATATTTCAGATATACCAGTTGCACTTATTGCTCCTTCGTTAGAAGGTAAGTCACCGTTTAAATCTTTAATAACTGTAAAGTTGTTAGTATTGTTTCTATTTCCATTTGCTAGTTCCGCAAATTTATCACAAACCGTTTTATGTGTACCACTTGTTATTGTGCATGATACGTCATCATTTTCAGCAGCATTAGCTCTATCTTTAAAAAAGAACTCTAAAGTTGTTACTGCTGTTGAAACGGCTCCTATAAATCTAGATCTTGGGAACATAATCGCGTCCTTGTCCGCGTCGTTATCTCCGTCTTTAGCGAAGTATAAATAATTTTCTGCCATAATTTTTTAGTTTTATACAGTAACAGCTTGAATGCCTGTTATGTCTTTGTGAATAAATTTACCAGTTAATACATCTGCTACTTCAACAACAGCACCATGTCTAGGATGACCTCCTAAAGCGTTTGCTATAGCTTGAAATACTCGTTTTTGTTCTACACCCGCAGCACCATCTGTAATATTTAAATCTACTAATGAAGTTCCAGTTGCAGCACCATTTGTTTTTGTAAAATCCAACTCCATTCTACCAGCAGCTGAAATAACTGCTCCATTGAAGTTTGCTGGATTTATAGTTAAAGCCGCATCAGCTGCTTTAACAAATTTTACCATTGTTGCCATGTTAATAATTTTTTAAGTTTATAATTAATTTATGATTCTATGTTTAAGGGTTTTGGTTTATAGTTTACGTATAATCTACTTTAATAGTAATTACACGTTTTTACTAAATAGTAATTATTCTACTATAACTATATCTCTAGCGCGTATCACCCGGTACATACTATCATTATAAGCAATATCATGACCAGCAACAGCATCATAGTATATGCTATCCCCAGTTTTAACCACTTCCACCATATTTCCAACAGAGATAATATTAGCTTTTCTATATCGGTTTGTTTCATCTGTTTCATCTGTTAGTATGAAGCCACCAACTTTCTTTGGTCCTTCTTTTATTATATCTACTATTACGTAATCGTTAACTGCTTGCATTTTCTATTCTGATATTTGAGATTACACAATCTGCTGACATAATAGTTAATGCTACACTTACAGCATTTTTAAGTGCAGACTTAGTTACAAGTACAGGATCAATAATACCTTCATCAATCATTTTAGTATACTTACCAGTTATAACATTACAACCATAACCTTCTTTCATACCAGTGCTAACTTCCATACCAGCATTATCAACAATAGTTTTATATGGAGAAGATAAAGCATTAAGTAGTACTTTACCGGCTTGTCCGGTCGAAATTTTTTGACTAGCATTTAATAATGCAATACCACCACCTGGTACTATACCTTCTTGTAACGCAGCTTTAGTAGCATATATAGCATCTTCAACCCTGTCTTTCTTTTCCTTTAATTCAACCTTAGAATTAGCACCTACTCTTATTATACCTACACTACCTGATAACATAGCTAACCTGTCTTCAAGTTTCTTTTTAATAAAACCGTTTTGTTCTTCAGCTAAGTGTTTATTTAACTCATCTATTCTATCTTCAATGCCTTGAGTCATACCTTCTAGTGTTAGTACAGTATTTTTATCATCAGTTACAGAAAACTCAGCTTCGCCTAAATGTTCTGGCTTCATAAGATCTAAATCATCACCTAACTCTTCATTAAGCACTGTTGCGCCTGTAAGTATAGCTAAATCTTCTGTAGCATCTTTTTTAGTAGGACCAAAGCCTGGTAAATCAATAATATTAACTTTAATAGTACCTTTTACTTTATTCATAAGTAAAGCAGCTTTAACTTGTTGTGCTACTGGTGCTACAATTAATAAAGCTCTGTTATTTTTAATAACATACTCTAGTATCGTTTGTATCTTACGTACGTTAGGTATTTCAGATGAGCATATAAAAACTAATGGCTTGTCTAACTCGCATGTTTGTTTCTCTGTATTAGTTACAAAATGCGGTGACGTTAATCCACAATCAACTTTTACACCATCAACAATATCAACGTATGTATCCTCTGATTCGCTTTCTTCCATTAGTACTACACCATTTTTACCAACCTTATCATAAGCTTCGGCTATTATAGCTCCTAGCTCTTGATCGTTGTTACAAGATATAGCGCTAACAGATTTAAGCATGTCGCCTTCTACATCAATAGCTATATTATTTAAATAGCTTATGACACTATCTAGCGTTTCTGTTACTCCATCTTTAATTTCTCTGATTGTAAGACCTTCTGCGACCGCAGCGTCTACTTGTTTGATTATTGCTTCAGCTAATACTGTAGCAGTTGTTGTACCATCACCAGCATCCTTAACTGTATTTCTGGCAGCTTCTTTAATTAGAGTTGCACCCATATTTTCAACCGGGTCATATAAGACTACGCTCTCTGCAACGGTTACCCCATCTTTTGTAATGACCGGCTTGCCTCTACCATCTTCATATATAACGCATTTTCCTGATGCACCTAATGTTGATTTAACGGCTTGGGCTAACTTATTAACTCCGGTGATAATTCTATCTTTAGCCTCACCACCGAAGTCTAAGTTTTTTACCAACTCACTTGGTAAATTATATTCCATAATATTTGATTTAATTTAATTTAACTTATGTAGATTTAAAGTTCTACTTCTTATCTATTGTTTTTCATTCTAGCAAAAGGTCCACCTTTGCCTTTATCATCTTTTTTCTTTTTGTCTTCTTCTCTTTTTTTCTTTCTTTCGTCTCCTCTACCTACACCTAAAAACTTACCGACTTTAGTATCTTTGAATTTTTTCTTTTTCTTTTTCTTATCGTCTTCAGTACCAAACTCTTTGTCTTTTCCTCTTTTCTGCTTTTCTCTAGTAGCCTCTTCATCTTTGTAGTAGCTATCAGGAACATCATCAACTTTTTGTTTTGTTACTGTACCATCTTGTTTACTTTTAGTAATTGTTGTTTTTGTACCTATACCTGGTGTAGTCTCAACAGTTGTTTCTTTTTTTCTACCAGTTACTGGATTTGTTTTAGACGTTGTCTCAGTTTTAACATTGTGTCTTTTAGCGTTTTCGTATGCTTTGTTAATTCTATTTTGTGCTGCAGCATACTCATCAGTTCCTTTTTTATGTTTATTTCTTTCTTCTACGAGTTTACGTAAATTAGGATCTTTCTTCATTGCTTCAAAAAACGGATCAGGATCTTTTTTCATAGCGCTATCTTTCATACGTTTCATAGAACTATCTTTCATACGTTTCATAGAACTGTCTTTCATGCGCTTCATAGAACTATCTTTCATACGCTTCATAGTACTTTTATCTTTTGTTCTTGCCGAACCGTCACCTGGTGACATTCTTTTCATAGTACTTTTATCTTTTGTTTTTGTTGAGCCGTCACCTGGAGCCATTCTTTTCATAGGTGCCGCTTCAATTTTTTCTTGAAGATGCTTAGGTAAATTCTTTTGGTTACCAACTAATGGTTTGTCCATTGCTGAATCCATTCTTTTCATTGCTGCTTGTTTTTGTAATTTCATAGCAGCTTCTTGTTTTTTTAATAGTGCTGAATGCGAGCCTGTACCTTGCCCTGCACTCCAACCTTTCATTTTAAATGCCATTTATATATATTTAATCAATTAATTGTTATCATTTTTTGTTTCGGCTTCTATAGCCACTTTCTCCCACGGATGATCTTTATGTCCCTCAGGTAATCTACCTGCTGGCCCATCTATCATACCGTTTTTTCGGAAGTATATTTTACCTTCCCACATAACCCAGTTATCTCCATAATTAGCTCTACCATCTGCCATATCTTTTAAATGCTGCATCTCGTGCTTAATAGTTCTTTTTAGCATAGCAGCACTTAGTTTAGCTTCTGAGTTAATAGCTATGGTACCATCATTTCTAGCTTCCGCTATAGTACCTTTGTCTAAAGGTGTTTTGAAAACATCAACGTTTTCTACTTTTAAATTAGAACCTTTAGATAACTTTACATTATCAGAGCTTTTAAAATCTCTTCTCTCTGAGCCTAATTTAAATCCCATTATCTATTGGCTTTAGCATCTTGTAATGCTTTATTTGCTTCTTTAAATTCTTTAGAATCTCTACCGTATTTCATTCTAGCTTCCTTTTTAGCAGTTCTAGCATCATATACTGGATCTTTACCAGCCTTACCTTTTCTTTTATCTATTCTTCTTTGCTGTCTTCTTTTTTGATAATCAGGTCTATCTATTTCTGGAGAAGCTGTTTGCTCATTATCTGCTTCAGCCGCAGCTGTTTGCTCATTAGCTGCTTCAGCCGCAGCTCCACCAATTTTTTCACCAACGCCTCCAGATGTTTTTTCAGTGGCATCATCTTCTTCTTTAGTTCTAGTATGGTATTTTTTACCTTTATAAGTAAATTCTTTTTTACCAGCAGATCTCGCGGCATTAAAAGCGTCACCAAAACTTCCCTTATCAGTTTCCTTTTGCGCCGCGTCAGCTCTAAGATCGGCTATAGTTTTTTCCATTTCTTCCTTCGTCATGTTTACAGCTTTCAATGGAGCTTGCATTTTTTTACCCATAGCGCTATCCATTGCTACTTCTGACGAAGCGTCACGATCTATGTCCGATATAGTTTTAGTTTTATTAGATCCAGTGCCAGCGCCAAATCCACTAAACTTCATTTTAAATGCCATATTGTTTTTATTTAAAGGTTTTGACCACTTTAGGTCCTTTTATAAATTCTAATTTTTTACTGAAGTGCTCTACGCTTCCTTCAATAGCAGCTTCTGCTCCCTCCATTGTTTCTCTTCTTGTTATATCTACCCAAGAATCTTTATTATCAGGTTTATTAACCTCTGTTTGATAATAACCATTAGGTAATTGAGTTATTCTCCAGTTCTTTTTAGTGGCTAAATGCTTCCATTCGTCTATTTGTTTCTCTGAAATTTTAGGTTCTGTAGTGTATGCACTACTTTTATAGTATATGTATGTCATGTTATTTGGTTTTAATTAATTAGGTATAAGGATTTTCCTTATTATACTTTAGTCCAGTAGCCGTATTCAACAACTACCGTGCCTGACGATGCTTCTAGTTGCAGTATACCGGCTCCTTCATTGTGATATGGTAGAAAACAGAACTCATCTGCTCCTAAATTTATAATTCTAGCGCCATCACCAGTCTCTACTTTTACAGTAACACCGTCTGCTATGGCTTCAGTATCAGCTGCATCAGCTCCAGTTAAGCCTGTATTTTTAATATATACGTATCTAGTTGCATCAACACTTGGTAATATTTCAGTACTAGCGCCAGTATCAGTACATTGCACACGCGATATACCAATAGATGGATCTGTTACATTTAAATCATCAGTTACTGATAATATTAATGAAGAGTCTTCGCTAATCCCTGTAGTACCTGCTGTACTTTGTAGTAATAATGTAGGTTTTAATGATGCCATATTGTTTTATTTATTATCCTCTATCAAATCTAAATACTTCTAAAGTTTGACTAGCTGCTGTAGCTTGAGCTACTATATCTCCGCAGTAATCAAAAGGGAAGAAAGCAAATTCTCCAGGCATTAGCGTAAAAGTTCTAGCCGACGCCGTATCTGATCTTGTTAAATCATCTGTACCATCATCTACAGCTGGCGATAAACCATCTGCTCCAATACCGATGCATATTTTTTCAGTACCCGATGTCATTGTGTTTTTCATGTATATATAGCACCCATTTGTACCAGGCACAAAAGCTGAGTCTAATGCGCTCCCATCTACAATCTCTGTGTTTGCTCCTGTTCCTATTGTAAATATTTCAGCTTCAACTGTATCTACTGTTAAAGAATCTGTAGTAGACAATGATAAGGCTATACTTAATGGCCCTGCGTCTGTAGTAGCTGAACTAGCGTTTGCTGTTAATGTTAATGTTGGTTTTATTATTCCCATTGTGTTTTGTTTTTAAGCTTAATGTTATACGACTACTTGTCGTTATTCTTCAAATAAGATAATCACATGGTACTTTATATATTTACTACCCGTATTGTAAATATAGAAGTAAAGTGCTACCCCCCTCCCCCCTAGCCCCACCCCTCCCCCCAAAGCCTACTTATTTTACCCAGCCCCCTTCTTTTCTATCTATTCTATCTACTTCATTTCAATTTTCTATACTACTTCATCTATCTACTATATTTTCTACTCTATTTATTATATAATAATTATCTATGCTATTAAGTATTATCTTTGTGTTATGTATTGACTAAACTTCTTTTCTATTTTGTATTTCATATTACTATTTTATTTTATATTATACTTTCTTTACACAAAATAAATACGAGTGTATGTAGATAATATATATGTAACAACTACTAATTAGTAATTAACTAACAAATGTAGTGTGACAATTGCCTGTTATTCTTATAACTTAATAGCTAAATGTCATAGTATTAATTATGATATTTCATTATGAGTAAAGAGAAGCGGCGGAGTAACAGTAACTAATTTTAAATACATAAACAAATTATATACTTTTACAAACTAAATACGAAACAGTTTAGATAATAATAATAACTAAATAATAATAATAACTTAAATATAAATAATTATGACAAATAATATAATAAATAGCAAGAGATTTGTAGTGAGACAATCACTTGTTGGTAAAAATGCAACTATCAATGTTGAATTCAAAAATGGTAAAACTGCCACTTATAATCATGACAAAGTATTTTCACTAATGAAAGATAAATTAGAAAATATGGCGTGTTGGGCAAAGTATAAATCTTACACTGCAACTAATAACTTACCATTAGCAGTGAGAAATGAAGATATTGCCTAATGAAGCGTAAGTTTTATCACAAAGAAGTAGTCATCAATGTATTGTTGGCAGGTTACTTCTCACTAATTGCCTACGGATTTGGCATGTTAGTGTACAGTACTATAATTCAGTCGTAGTTGAGTAACATTTAGCGACTAAAAATAACACGAATGACAAGGTAATAATGGTTCATGTGAGTTCGATTCTCACCATTACCACTATGATAATAATATGTAAACTATGTGGAAAAGACTTGACAAGTAAAGCGTTGATACTACTTGAAGACCTTAATGGTAACAGGAAGTGGACGCATGACTTGAAATGTTGTAGTGAATCCACCACTAAAAAAATAAGTAAATGAATTATAAACAATATGTAATAAATATGATACTCAGAATGAGTGAGAATCATAGTAAACTAGAATTATATACTAAATCTACACTAGAATTAGTTTATATAAAAGATAGGTTACTAGAAAAAACAAGTTAAACTATGATAGATAAATGTATGAACAACTCGTATAAAGTAATGACGAGTTTATTAAAAGAAAAAACTGTTGAAGATATCTTAGAAAAAGATAACAAAGCAATGTTTTATGGTAATCCACTTGATTACACTACTGAAGATATTGATGAAGTAATAGAATACTTTGAAAATACTGAAGAATATGAAAAATGTGGTGAACTATTAGAAGAAAAATATGCTAAAGAGCATGCTGACTATGATATTTTTATACATAAATTAACCGAATATTAACTATGGAAGAATTTATAAATCAATGGCATCAAACTAGTACTTTTACAAAAATAATATCTTTATTAGCGCTAGCTTGGATTCCATACTATATAAAAAACTATAAAAAATATTAATTATGAAGAAAATATTAATACTTTTAATAATTTTAACTACTTCTTGTGCTACTATAACACAAGAACCGCAAGTAATGCACTATGTTGATGGTATTTTAGTATCATCTGAGTGTGAAAACTGTGATGAAGTGGACTAATGGCTGAGTAGCTTAACTGGATAAAGCAATACCCTTCTAAGGTATGGAGTGTAGGTTCGAATCCTACCTCAGTCACAAATATAATACGAATGAGTAAGGATAATAATAATATGAATACAAAATTAAAAACATTAGAGAAATTACTACAAAATCACGACTGGTTTTACCAATATAGTGATGATTATAGTGTATATGAGCGTGGTCAAAACGCTTGGAATACTATAAATGAAGTAATAAATGCGCTAAAAGACGCGGGTTTTGGTAAAGAAGCTGATGCTTTGTATGATAAATACTTGCCAGAACCACTAAAATTTTAAATATGAGACGAGAAATAATAAAAATAAAGCGTGAAGATGTGTCAAAAGGTAATCCTTTTTGGCAGTTTTCACGTTTTAAGCGCGTCCATAAAAGTAAAAAGACTTATTCACGTAAGAAAAAACATAAAAATAATGGATAAATTTAAAGTAATAACAGTATTAGACTATGAAAGTGGCAAAGTCACTCAATATAATGTCGACAGATGGAAAATCGACTTGCAAAGTATAGAAGTTTTTCTTGAAGGTAATGAACATAATACAAATGAATGCTACTGGATGGTACACGAAGATGCTACAATATATATAAAATAATATGAAACAAGTAAAAACAGGCGAAGAAGCTTTGAAAGTGTTCGATCTTCTTGGCATAAAAGAAGTCACAAAAGAGTGGCAAAAGAAGAAAGAAACTAGAGTTTTTGAGTTACCATTTAAGACTATGTACGCCAATGGTTGTAAAGAAATAAATAGATTTTCTATTTACAGAAGTGGCTATGTACGTAAAATGCTAGTTAACAGCAAAGGCGCTAGTTGGTGTTGTTATCAACTTAATAAGAAGTACAAAAGTAAAAGAAAGTATTTCAATAGTTACTATAAAGAATATCGTACTTTTAACACAATTAAGCGAGCTATGATATATAACGAAGATGATAGATTAGTATATCTTTGTAATTATATACTTAAAAACTATTACAGAAATCAAACTGGTGCTAGTTTTTACAGAATAAATGATTACCAAGTAGAACTAATGGAAAGATATAGTAATAATTACTGGAAAGATGAAGAAAGCGACCAACAATTACCATTTGTAGATAATGCGGTGAATAAAATATTAGAAGATAATATAGATAATAATATACCATTTGGTGATATGGTTGACCCAGATTCTACACCACAAAATGATATTCAAGTAATAATCAACGGTCACCGTTATAAATTAAGTTAATATGAAACAAGCAATAAAAGATTTAATTGAAGCAGAAATGGAACAATGTTTTGATTATACTCATTGGAGAGAAAATACTTCTATGACAGAAGATGAAATACAGTGTTATAGAACTGGTAGAATTGACGGTTACAAGTCAGCTTTAATGGTAATAGAGCAATATGTAACAGAAGATGAAGAATATTAAAATAAATAAATATATGAAAAATAAGAAAACTTTAGCACTAATTGGTATTGGTGCTTTTTTAGTAGTAAATGACTTGCATAATCATAGTCATTTTAATAAAATAGAAAAAAAATTAGACCATATAACAAGACATACGGTCACTCATGCTTGGGAAAGAACTATTGAAATACAAAAAGGGACAATAGATTCTTTGCTAATAACACAAATGGATTTAGGTGCTAAGTTAGATTCTTGTGAATTAGTAAACACAAAATAAATACGACAGCTATTAGATAATAATATTGTATGAAAAAATGTTTAAAATGTAATAGTACCATACCACAAGGTCGACTCGATCTTGGCTACAAGGTTTGCGTTAACTGCTCATCAGTAATGCGTTATGGTTGTATACCAATAACAAATCACAAGACCGGTAACGAGATTCAAATCATGTCAAGCGAAGAAGCAGCTTATATACTTAAGAAAACGCGTAGACGTGGCTATGGTACTATGTTGAAATAACTATAATAATTAATAATATGACAATAGAAATAACACAAGAAGACTTTCAAGCTTACGAAGACGTAAGAGAATCAGGAGTAACTAACATGTTTAATACTGCTGTAGTTTCCGACTATTCAGGTTTAGGCAGGGATAAAATAGTTAGCATTATGCAAAACTATTCTGCGCTAAAGGAGCAATACGGAAACTAAAACGCGGGCGAAGGGCGTGTAATCTAGTTAGATCGAGGGCGTGTAATTACTACCGAAGCTAGATATCTAACCTTCTTGCCGCAAAATGCCGAATGGTAGAACTAAAGTAGAATAAAACGGTATAACTACCTCTACAGGCTAACAGTTTGGACTGGGGCTATCAAGTTTAAATGCTAGGAGTCGATTGACGAATTAGTGGGTTCGATTCCCACTCAAACTGCTATAAATACGAGGTGAGGGTGGTTTAACGGCAGGATAAAGCAGAGATAAACGATAGTAAAATTACTTGACAGATGTTTATACGAACCACACCTGCCCGACCTCGTTCTTTATACAAACTAAATACGAATAAAGTAAGATAATAATAATATGAAAAATTTATATGAACAACTAAAACCTGAATTACGCGACAGTATTCAGGCAGATTTAGAAAAATATCCTGCTACAACTAGACATTTAATTGACACTTTAAAAGCTGTTAATTTTTGGTCAGAGTTAAAAATGTGCGATATCAGAAATGTGATTACTCACAGCCATGATAATCTATTGACTGTTAGTCATATGGATATATTATGGGGTGATAAATACCTATTAAACGACGAATAGTATGGATATAACTATAACAGAAATGGGGTTATCACTACAAGCGGTAGCCCTTTGCTTTATAATAATAATAATAATTGCTGTAATAAACGTAAAAACATAATAGATATGGGAACAAGAGCAACAATACATATTGCTAAACGTGAAGAAGGAGTATCGTTTAGTGAGATACCAGAGAAGAAATTAGTAAGTATTTACAAACAATACGATGGTTACCCTGAAGGATTAGGTGTGACAATAGCTGATTATCTTGATGGTAAAAGATTAGTTAATGGATTAGGTGGAAGTAGAGATACTGTATTCAATGGATTGGGCTGTTTAGCCGCTTCATTAATTGCAGAATTAAAAGAAGAAGCAGGCTATGTGTACATAGATGACCCAAATTGTCCTCATGGTTGGCTAGATTATGAGTATGTTATATGGGGTGATGATGGTAAAGATCTGTGGATTAGCATATTTGACAAAATGCCAAGTCCAAATGGTTATAAAAATAATTGTATATTTGTAGGTAAACCTGATAAATTACAAAATAAATACGGAGAGTAATGGATAATATATCTGATGATAATTTAAAAAGATTAGCTAAGTTTATAGCAGAAGAGCTTATAAATTTAGCTAAAGATACTCAACAAGAGGATTGGCTTGAAGTCAATATAAGAGATAACACGATAGGTGAGTTAGCACGCTGTGTCACCTTACAAAATTTGTACTTAGATCGTGAAGAATATGAAAAGTGTGCTATAATGAAAGTAAGAATTATGGAGTTATGTGACAAGTTAGGCTTGCATCTTACCTCCGATTTAATGAATTTAGAAGATGAAGATGAAATATAAACCAATGTTAGCTTATCCAGTAAGCTCAAAACCAATAGACTACAGTAAACCTGTGTATATACAACCAAAGCTTGACGGCGTGCGTTGTCTAATACAGTATGACAAGAAAAATGGCGTTGTAGCATATTCTCGTACAGGTAAAGAATGGAAAAATATTCAGCATATATTGGCTGAATTAAAACCTTTCTTTCAAAAACATCCGAGTATTGTATTAGATGGTGAGTTATATAATCATGATTTTAGAGATGATTTTGAGTCTATAATATCTATGGTTAGAAAAACTAAACCAACTGACGAGGACAGACGTATATCACGTGAGAACGTACAATTTCATTGTTATGATGTCATAGATATATATCTTGGCAACAATAAAGGTGAACCAACTAATTTAGTATTTAGTGAACGTGACAAATGGATTGCAGATAACTTACAAGAAAGCTACTGTGTCGTAACAGTGCCAACTGTACAAATGACATCTGAAGCTGGCGCTAGATTGACTCATGCGGTTAATTTAAAAGCTGGTTACGAAGGTTCTATTGTAAGACTAGATGATCCTTATCAATGTAAGAGATCACATAGTCTTAGAAAGTTCAAAGATTTCAGCGATGCTGAAGCTAACATAGTTGGTTATGAGGAAGGTAAAGGCAAGAGAGCTGGTACGTTAGGTAAATTTCTAATGCAAGATGATGATGGAAATCAGTTCGGCTGTCCACCAGGTAAAGGTCATAATTATAAAGATCTTGCAAGAATGTTAGAAAATATCCATGAATACATGGGCCAACGTGCCACCTTCACTTTTTTTGAAAGAACTAAAGCGGGTAGTTACAGGCATCCGCTATTTAAATGTATAAGAAATTATGAATAAAGATAAACCAGATTGTGATCACTGTGGAGTAGAATTGACTTTAGGTGATCATCCTAGTTGTTGTAGTGACTGCTGGGAAGAAAATGCAAAGTATTATGAATAAAAGATTAAGAATAACAATAGATAAGTTTAATAAAATAAACTATAAAAAAAATAATTCTAAAAGAATTATTATAGGAACCTTAAAACCAAACTGTGACAACAGCCTGAAAAGATCTAAATAGTAACAGGCTTATGTCATATAATAACATGGAAAGACGATTTGATTATTTAATACATAAACGTGTAATATGGAGAAGAGAACCAGTTACGGATATACCAGATATAGAAACAGATAAGTACATGTTCTATAAAAATGGTACGTACCAGTGTTATAATCTTTTTAGAAGTAAAGCTAAGATAACAACTTACAGAAGTTTAAAATGGCACATGTTAGTTTTATGGTATTTAAACCCTAATTGGGACGAGCACGATGCTATGGATATTGCGATGTATATAACTGACAGACAAAATGGTTTTGTTACTTTTAATATTAATAGATGGAATGTAGCTAGACTTATAGATGATTTAAGTGTTGTAGATTTAGAACATCCACCAACTAATAAACTTAGAAAGATTATATTTAAATGGAATTGTGGTTTAACTAAATCAGAAAAGTTAAGTATTGTAGGTCAACTAATAG